GAGATGCGTATCAGACGCAAATTGACGGATGAAGAATTGAAAAATTGCAGATACCCTTATCCTTACGATACAGAGTATTTAACTTTGGAATTTGACGATATAGGCGTTTTTGACAAAGTATTGTGTTTGGGTGTAACTTCTAATGAATGAACGGTATGAAAGAAAAGAATGAAGCATATCTGTGCGATGTGATGGATTGTTTCTACTTTGTCAATCGTGGAGAAGTAACGGATATTAAGATAGATAAGGAGGAATAACTATGGGATTTACAACACCGTGTTTTATACGCAAAAATACACAGGAACTTCGGAGAGGGCTGGAAGAATTGGGGTATTCACATGGTAAGCCTAAATATTATGCAGATGATGATAACAAGTATGATTTTATTATGTGTAATAATGGAATATTCTTTTTACTATCCCAAAAGAATCATGTGATAAGAAATGGGCATCCTTTGAAAAAATATGGAAGTGTTGATTGCGGAACGAATGAAGAACTTTTTCTGGCTATCGCTGCATTGAGGGATGATACGGACAAGTACCAATGGTTTACGGATGGTGATAAATGGATTCTGTGTCCTAAAATCAAGTTCTCTACCTATTGGGTTTACAATGATATTGATGTCAATATAGATACCGTTCACAAGGCTACCGTAGACGAATTGATTGAACATTTTAAAATAAAGGAGGAATAATGATGAAAGCAAGAATAAAAAGAAAAATTCAAAAAAGACCATTCCTATACAATGTAGGACAAGTTTTTAAAGCTTGTGATTGGCTTACTGAAATTCAGCGTGGAAATATAGTTTGGCATCGGTATCATTCATTCGGTACTATTATTAAACGTTATGTTTAAAGGAGAATAGTTATGAATAGCGTACAGACACAAACACTTTCCATTAACGGAGATGGAGGTGGTGAAGCATATATTGACTTTTGTGATGGACAATTATGTGTTTCTGTTGTCATAGAAGATAAACAGGCGGATTTTCACTTTGAACCTGTCACTCTAGGAATGTTTGCCCATGCTTACAAGCTGCATTGTGAAGAATGTGAAAAGAAGAAAGGAGAATAACTATGAAAGTGTTAAGAGATAAAACTCCTGTCGCTCGTAAAGAGCACAGGTGCAATTTTTGCGGTGGAGTAATTTCCGTTGGAGAAAAATACAACAGACAGACCAATGTTTATGACGGTCGTATTTATGACTGGGTATCCCACTGTGAATGTTCCGAGTTAGCCTGTGAACTTGATATGTTTGATGATTGCGATGAAGGACTTGACGATGATGGATTTATTGATAATCTTGATCAGTATGTTTACGACAATCATTATGACGATAAAATAGATGATATTGCGAAGGATTGGCAATTACCACGCTATGAATTAGTAAAGAAAGTGTTGAATGAATTAAAAAAGAAATAGTTATGACCGAAGAACTTGTGACATTGGAAACAGCAAAGTTGCTGAAAGAGAAAGGGATGTTTACATGTATAGAATTTCCTCCGCAATCCGTTGCCCAGAAGTGGCTACGTGAAACCAAAAACATTCATATATGTATATACAACTGTGCTTGTGGCTATGGATACGAAATATCTAAAGCTGACAATGGAACTCATATAGCCAGTTCTGCTTATAAAGGAACAAATGACGGAGAAAAATGGGATACCTACGAGGAAGCACTCGAAGCAGGGATACAGGAAACATTAAAACTTATATAAATATGAAAAAGATTTCTTTCAATGATAAATTTGGATTAACACAAGCGGTGTTGGACGGTCGTAAGACAATAACTAGACGAATTGTTCCATTTACATATTGTAAAGATAAAATTCATTTGTCTAGATATAAGATTGGTGAAGTTGTTGCCATTGCGCAAAGCTATGAAACCATATTTCATGCTGGGAATTGCCCTAATGACTTCTTTGTAGATTCATCAACAATTAACAAAAAGTATTGTGGGGCAGGATTTAAAAATAAGATGTTTGTCCGCGCTGACCTCATGATACATCATATCCGAATTACCAATCTCAAGATTGAACGTTTACAGGACATTAGCGATGAAGATTGCTTGAAAGAAGGGATATATGAAGATTCGGGTGATGATGAGTTTCCACCATCTATATTTTATGAATTTGAGGGAAACAAAGACGATGGATTTGATACACCCCGTGAAGCCTTTGCAGCCCTCATAGATAAAGTATCAGGCAAGGGTACATGGGAGTCCAATCCTTATGTTTTCGTATATGAATTTGAACTGATTGATTAACAGATAGGGAGTAAATTTATGAATAATATTAATTTGAACGAACTACGGGATCGAGCTTATAAGACAGCTTGTGATCACGGTTTACATGATAAAGAGCTTTTAAGAAAATGAATTAAATGACAAGTTTTGTTTTTATTCAGATTTTTTGTAACTTTGAATTATAATGTTTCCGTGTAAAGGAGCACGGTACGTTCTTCGGACGAAAAGACTTTTATGGGAAAAAAACTCGTAGCAAATAGAGAAAATTTCTGTCATTATTATATAGAAACGGGTAATGCTACAGATGCATATCGGAAAGCTTACCCTAATAGTATTGGATGGAAGGATGGGGTCGTTAGTAAGCGTGCATTTGAATTACTGAGAAATCCATCTGTCGCATCCCGTGTAAATGAATTGCAGGCTGATATCTTAAAAAAGTCTGATATGAAGAAGGAAGATGCATTGCGTTTTCTTACAAATGTGGTAAATGTAGACCCTATAGATCTTCAATTAAAAAGTAAAGATACGTTTATTGTCCGTTCTCTTGATGATATACCAAAACCAGTCCGATGTTGCATCCAATCGATTAAGAATACTCAATATGGAGTAGAGATACGGCTATATAGCAAAATAGCCGCCATTACACAGATAAGCAAGATGCTTGGATGGGATGCTCCAGTAAAAAGTGATGTCAGTACCAATGTGCGCATGATAATTGGGGACGAGCAATGATAGAGATGGTGTTCTCGTATAAATTGTTTAATCCCCTGTTTTGGCATATCCGTGAGGCGATGCATGACAAGGATATCCGGTATATTATAAACAGAGGTGGTTCTTCATCAGGGAAATCTGTATCTACGACACAATCCGTGTTGTTGTCTGTATTCTCCGGAGAAGGTTCGGCTCTCGTTGTGAGAAAAGTTGGAGCCAGTCTTAAGAATACGGTATATGAAGAGTTTAAGACCCAAATGAAAGCTCTTCAATTGAGTCAGTTTTTCGCTCCAAAGGAAAATAACATAACCTGTATAAATGGTTGCAAAATCGATTTTACAGGATTGGACGATCCCGAGAAGATAAAGTCTATCACAGGATATCGCTGGATAGTGATGGAGGAAGCCACTGAGTTTGAATATGAGGATTTCACACAGATACGTTTCCGCCTACGAGGGAAGGAGGGCCTACAGATTATATGCAACTTTAATCCGGTATCAGAGGACTCGTGGATAAAAACCAAGATCCTTGATACATACGAGTGGGATGAGCATCCGAATGATTTGTACGGGAAAGTAAAATATCCGATAAAAAGGAGTTTATTACCTAAGGATTATAGCCGGATACTAGGAAAGAGATATAATAAATCTAGAATGATAGCTAATGAGCGTACGGGAAAAATGGAAAGATATCCATCGGATACGGTAGAGCTGCATTCTTCGTATAAGAACAACTTCTGGGTAGTAGGTTCTCCGGACGGGAAGTATGGATATTATGACAGGCAGACAATATCTAATTACCAATGGTACAAGGATCATGATTATAATTACTACAGGGTATACGCATTGGGAGAATGGGGAAACATTAAGACAGGAGGAGAGTTCCTGTATGCATTTGATTCAAACAAACACATAAAAACGACACACTACATTAAAGGGATGCCGGTTCATATATCAATTGATAACAATGTGCTCCCTTATATTTCAATATCATTTTTCCAAGTGGATGGAAGTAGTATAAGGCAGTTTAACGAGATATGCGCCAGTGATCCGTTCAACACGGTAACACAGGCTTCAAAAATGGCGGTAGATTACCTGAAATCAATAAAGTATAATGATATGCTGTATCTGTACGGAGATGCTTCGACAAGAAACGGGAACACTATAGACGAAGAGAAGAGATCGTTTCTTGATAAGTTCGTGGAAGGGCTGGAAAGCGATTACCATGTTGAGGAGAGGATACCGGCTTCTAACCCGTCCGTACCGATGTCAGGTGAATTTGTAAACTACATGCTCGATGGAGGCTCGGGAATGTCATTTTCGGTAGATGATGGATGTAAAAACTCGATAGTCGATTATAACAATGCCAAGAAGGACGTTAATGGAGGGGTGCTGAAAAAAAGAGTAAAGGATAAGATTACAGGACAGTCTTATGAGAGATACGGTCACTTGGTGGATTGTCTGCGATATATTACTGTATGGGTATTCAAGGATGAATATACTCGTTTCTCCTTGAAAAGGAAACGAAGTAAAATTAAACAGGAAAATAAAGATATGAGATATTTTGATGTGTCTAAAAATATTCAGGGGACAAGACTTGTATATGTTCTTCCCGAATATGCCGGAAAGTTCATTATCGTTTCGTGCTATGTAAATGAGGGAATATATATAGATAATGTGACATATACAGGATCATTTGATGAGACTGTTCTCCTGTCATTTTTAGAGGGCATATCTCCTGTGGAAGTATTGTTTGAAAGTGAGAAAAATTATTTCCCCATAGCACGGGGCTTAAGGGATAGATATGATGTCAGAATTATGCATAAAAATATGGGAACAGATGCTAGGGTATCTGCTTTTCTGGATTTTATCAAAAATAATGTGATGTTTCGTTCTGACTATGATGAGATCCCGCAATACAATGAGTTTATGGATGGGATATTGGATTATAATGGTTCAGATGATTGCGCTGCAATTTATTCTGTCGCCTCCTTGGCTTATTACGTGTCGAAAAAATATAATATATAATTGGTATATTTTTAAGATATATCAAAGCTTTGATAAAAAAACATCGGGTGTTATACAAAAAGTATTGGTATATTTTTAATATTTTTTTTTCTCGTGGGTATTTTTAGGGTATTGCGAAATGATATGACTTTAATTTATCTAAACAACACGATTCAAAACGTGATTTTAAATATAGTTTTAATAAAAAAATAACCGGCAATTAATGTCGGTTACCGTGATAGAATCTTATAGCCTCATTGACATATAATGATACTGATTGCTCCTTATCTAAGATAGCAGCTACATCCTCCTCTATCGTGACAAATATTTTTCTTACACCTCTAACCTTGGGACGTCTTGGCACATCATTGCTGTCCAATATCCTATATATCGTTTGCTCAGACTTTGAAGATAATAGCAAAGATATCAATTCTAAAACGACATACAAAAAGAAAACTATATTAATTAGTTATAAGAAGCCAATGTTGAAACAAAAACCAATCTTCTTAAAAAATTGCCATTAATGCAATATTTTTTACTTGCAAGATAAATGAAGAGAATTAATAGAACGGCAAGACTGGCGAGTTTGTATTTTTATTGACAGGAAACGAATGTTATGGAATGGGATCGGAAAAACAAGTATAAAACAGATAGCTTTTATAGATTTCTACTGTCTGAGATATTTTTCCGGGGATTTTTGAGATTTTATTTGATTTTGTTTTACATTTCTATTTTTAGAATACTTCTGGTTAGCCCTTGTCAGATCCTTGATGATTGTTTCATCAAACACCTCTGAATATATCTCTGTTGTCTTGACTGATGTATGCCCCAAGAGTTTTTGGACGGTGGTTATCGGAACGCCTTGATGTACCAACAGAGTAGCACAAGTATGACGACTTGTATGGTAGGTAAATTTCTTGCTGATACGCGCCATCCTTCCCAATTTCTGCAATGTCCTGTTAGTGTCCGAATTGCAACCTAATGCAGCCAGTTGTTCGATGCTGTCGTACTTCCGCATTATGCCCAGTGCCTTTCCGTTAAACAGCAGATATAGCGGAATATTGAGTTTTACGCCTGTTTTGATGCTATTCATAACTAGCCATTCCTTTCCATCTATCGTTATCAGATTTTTATAGGTAAGCTGTTTAAAATCAGAAAATCTCAGCCCGCAATAGCAGCAGAAGAGAAATGCGTCCAGTATATGCCGGCTGTTGTTCTTCCTGTCCGGCAGTTCAAGATTCTCCAGCTTCTCCAAGTCTGCGGGCATCAGGAAGTTATGTTCCTTCTTCTCTTTCTTGATCTTAAACTTACGGAAAGGGTATGCCTCCTGTAATATATAACCTTCGTTTATTGCTTCGTTGACCAATGTACGAAGTATTCTCATGTGCTTTCCGACTGTGTTTACTTTCAGATTCTTGTTTCGCAAAAATGCGTCAAACTCTTTCAAAAACGTATAATTTATATCAGTAAACTCTATCACGTTCCGGAATTCCTTCAAAGTGGCTACCGTGCCCAGCATGTTATCCTTGGTTCCCGGTTTCCTATCTGAATTCTCTATCGTTTGTATCGCAAACTTTAAAAACGACACAACTGGTTTAATTCCCTTTTTTACAGCCTCCTTTAACGTGGAAAGGTTTGATTCAAGCCCTCTTTTCCAATAGCTAAGTTCTATAGCCTGCAACTCCAGTATTTTCTCATATAGCATTGCGTTAAGCTCATTTGACTGCGGATGGTTGATAACTTGGGCACCATCCTTACTCCAACACTCCGGCTTGAGATAGATGTTTGTTTTAAAATATGATTTCCGCTGGTTAAGATAGGCTTCAATCTGTACTAATGCGGTTCCCTGTCGGTTTAGTTTGTTTTGTCGGTTATAAACCAAACGGTATCTGATCTTCTCTAACATACTCAACTTTTTGTTTTAAAGTTAAAAAAATCCTCTGTATTTACAAAATAAACCACAAAAAATGCTTCTGGGAGAACTGTTGGAAAATAGATTGGTAAAATATAAGGAAATGAATCTAGGAGCAAATGAGATAATAGATACTGGTGTGAATACAGGATTAATACGTTTTAAAATTAATGCAACATCTGCATCATGTGTGTTTTTTTGCAATTCAGGATCATCTAATATAATGCTAATAACACAGAATATCGATAATTATTTTACAACCAATAAATCTTCTAATAGTGGGAAAATAGCTATTTATAAAGAGTCTGACAACGGTAACATTTTAATAAAGAATCTAACAGCCATTAACTATGGAACTTTTGTGTTTTATTACATATAAGATCTCAGATAACTACTTCTGACATGATTAAAAAACGGGTGGTCCGGTACAAGCCGGTGCCACCCGATACGACAAGACACTATATTCGATGTCAAGATATAGATATTTCTTCTAAATCTGATATACTGATTTCATCCGTCACGTTTGTGAAATAGAAGAGATCAGGGGCCCCTGAAAAAACCTCAATATTGGTTCTTGTCCATACACTGCTATAAACGTAAACATAAAAAGATTTTCCATCTTTAAAAAGTCTGATACTATTATATCCTTTTTCAAATAATTTATTTACGAATATATATATGTCTGATAAGATCACACGAATATAGTTGCAACTATCCAATGTGCCATTAGGTGAGCTATATATATGTAATATATGATTAATACTACTGCCATAATCACAAACTTTAAACAAAGCAGTTTCCTTATTTTCGGTAGAAATCTTATAAATCGTAGAATTTAAGGCTTGAACACTATCGCTCAAGCCTTTATTTTCTTTCGTAGCAATCCCAATCAGTCCTCCCAGAAGGATTTTACTAATCTTCTTAAGGCAATAAATTTTGATAAGCAATTAAAAAAGGAACCCTGCTTCCTTCAACTCCTTCAATTTTGGAAGTCATAATAGTAGTATAGTCATTTCCAAAAGTGAAAGTAAATAATGTTCCATCAACATATTCTTTATACCCTCCAATATATTCTATTTTTTTAGTCGCTGGAGATATTACAGCTATTGATGGATATAAATTATAATATTGACTACATATCACCAATATGCCATTTGCTTTTATTCTTTTTGATTCACCTTTATGTAACGAAAATGATTCACTAGTAAAACCATTGATAATCTTATTTATCCCTAACAGTTCTCCCAGCTCTTTGTTTAGATAAAATCCATGTTAAAAAGAGAGTACACGAATCGTAACTATAAGGTCATAATTTATAGCAGTTATCATAATCTGATTATCCTTTAGTGATATAGATATAATTTTATCAGCACTAGAGAATATCTTCGTAACAATGCCGGTAGAATCAACATAAATCATCATTTCTCCGTCATTATGGCTGACATATACGAATTCATTGGTAGGAGCACCTATACTAAATGATACTCCTAGCCGTATTGTTTCATAATATTCAGTTCGTTTTATTCCATTTGTTGGCAGAAGTCCTCCCAGTTTTGTTGCAAGTGACTGCATTGTCATTTGTGCGGCATTTCCATTACTTTGTAAAACTCTTACATTCGAGGCATCCGTCACAGTAGGAAGTTCATTCTCATACACATCATTCCCTGTTGCCGCAGCGGTAGCGAATGTTGATATTTCTGACAAATCGGAAGTTTCAGACAAAGCGGAAACCATTCTTGTCGCAACCATATCCACTATTTCATCTACTGTCACATTTTGTTCGTTGCCGTCTTTATCCACAGCTTTAAAGCCAACTATATTTTCTAAATTCAAATCACTCATAATATCCAAATTTTATAAAGTTCTTATATAAGTTTTCCAATCTTTTTGATGCTCCTTGTAAATACGCTTTCTATGCTTCAACTTGTAACGAGTAAAGGAATCATCCGTATAGTTTTTCAAGTAATCAGGATTGCCCTGATTGGCGTATGCGGCGATTTCATACGGAATGGTATAATATGCCGAACTCGCAGGATGGCAGATAGGGTTTCCCTTGATCCACTCGACAAAATACCGCCAATAGTATTTTACCCATGAGCCGATAACCTGTGCCTGACGCAGGTGTATGGTTTCGTGCGTCAGGCTTTCCTTACCCGCATAGGTCTGCATATACCTATCTATGTTCTCCTTGTTCTCGGCACGGTATATCATCCGTCCGCACCACATCATGAAACGGTATCCCTTGAAAGGATAATGCTTCATGGCAAGCAGCTCAGGAGTGTCAAAATCACCCGGCTTGCTTGAGAACAGCATCTTGATTAATTGCCATAATTCTTTCATAGCGTTTCTATTTCAGATTCAAGTTCAGCGATATGGTTGTCTATACACGTGTTCACCTCGTCATTAAAGTTTGCTATATCCAGTTCCACACATCCGGCACTTGACCGGGCGCTGCTGTAGATACGGACATAGCCTCCGTTATTCAACGTTTCCTTAGCCAGCTTCAGTTTCGCCAGTTCGTCATTAATTCGGCTGGCGCGTTCCAAATTCTCAATCTTCATGTTGTTCCTCCTTCTTTTTATCCAGATAATCATTCAACGAATCGGCCAGCAAGCCGGACAACATAGGGGTAGAACGTCTTATGATATCCACCTCCTCTTCGTCAAGTTCCACACCATCTACAGTCGACTTGAAGATTTTCTCCGCAAGGAGATGCGCCTTCAAACCCGCTACGTTCTTGTATATCCAGTCACCGAAGGCTTCAGTGATGTTACTGGCTATAAGCTTTTCTTTTTTAATCCCGTCATAAATAGGAAATTGTGCAAAATTTATTTTCATACTTTATATTTAAATTATCCGCAATAAAACATAACCCAATAATTACCCATACACTTAATGAAGCCGGATGCAAAATCCAAATCAATATAAGACACCTCCTGTCCTCCGGGAGCAGGCAGGATCCGTCCTCCTGTCAATCTTACTCCGCCGCTCATACGTTTGAAGTATATGGTATGTCCCGGAACATCCGGAGGAAGTGTCACTTCTATATTGTCTCTATTAATAAACATCACATTATCATCGTTGTTGTTCAATGAAGCTTTGACAGAGATATTCCTCCAGTTGCCAACTATGCCACGGATGGATACATAGCTGTCATTGTTCGGATGAAGGAAAATGTTACCACCCTCCACGAATAGAGGAATGCTCGGAGTCTTGATGTGCATTCCGATCATAGCATTTGGACTCTGTATATCAATTCCGGCATCATACTTAATCCCTTCAATAGTGACAAACTGCGTGTTTCCCCCGATTCTTACGTTTGCAAATGTCCTTTCGTTATAAAATTCAATTTGCCCGGCAGACAGGTTGAAACCGACGTATTTATTTGTTTCATTTTCATAAAGGATCTTTGAGGACAATACTCCCGAAGCGATGGAGAACGGACCGATACGTCCTTTATCCGCTGTGATTGTTCCTGTAATCTCTGCATTCTTACATTTGAAATACCCGGTTACGCCATTGATAAGAAGAGTCTCACCTTCATCGTTGTGGGATTTAAGCACATTGTTTTTGAACATGAATCCGGCTACATTCGCACCATCGGCAAACAGGGTGTCAGTAGCGATATTCACAAACTTCTGCATGGCTTCCCAGTTCGAATCCCCGTTGGCTGATGTGGGTGCAGCGGTAACGGAAGCACCGTAATTCTTTACAAGGAAATTATAATAAACTCCCCCTATCAGATATATGACCTTATCCCGGTAATCCGCATTCCAGACATAAGTCTGTCCTGATGTGAATACACCTCTGTCACGGGGAAACGCCCCTGTTGCTCCTGTTGCTCCTATGGAACCATCATTAGCAACACCCACCCCTTTTTCAGCGATAAAATTATTATTCCATGCGTTCGCGTCCGATGCGGATTGATAAGCCCGGACGGCAAACTGGGTGTATCCGGCTGTCGCTGGAACGGATATCTGATTGCTTAGGGTAGCACCTACATGCGCCAGCCAGCTTCCGTTGTATTTGCGTGCAGCAAGATAGAACCTGTTCGTATCGCTCACATTACCGCCTACATTCTGTTTCATGGTAACGACAAACGCTGACGGTGACGGTGTGCCCGTACTGGTAAAGTTTATTGTGCTTACCGGGCTGTCAAGCCAGTACGAAGCGGACGGTTCGACACCGGAAGTCATTTCCTGCCAGTCGGAGTTGACAGCCTTGTCCGATCTCTTCCCGGAAAGTATGTAACCGCCATCCTTCTTCCTTAGATAACGTCCACCTCTCACACGAAGAAGCGGAAGTGGCGGATTGGATGTTTGAACCTTGCTTAAGTAAGATCCTCCGGCAAACGATACTGTACTGTTTTTCGCATACGGAGTGTTGGCGGACTCCCAATGACCGGCTGCTGTGATGCTCTCACCGTCAGCACCGTCCTTACCGTCAGAAAGCATGGGAACGGTTTCAATATCCACTATCTGGTCATTCACATAGAAAACAAACTTCAATGTCTTCGTAAAGTTTCCGCTTGATATGGCTGTATTGTTGTTTATGGTAGTTTCTGTTCCACCGTCTATGCTGTATTTCAATGTACCGTCCGTTGTGGTGGATATCACGCCTCCCACTGACTTTTGCCTGTAACATGATACGGAAGACACGCTGTAGTTCCCATTCTTGTCCTTGCTTACAGAAGTGGCAGAAACGATTATACTGTATAGCACGGCATCTGAACCGTCCGCACCTCCACGGACCCCGGCTACAGTGAATGACAGATCACGGGAATACTGCTGCCCGTTCTTTGTAGCCCTGATTGTGATCTTCACCGTGTTTGTCGCAGCAAGAGTAGCTCCGGCAGATACCGATATTGTCACCACTCCCGTATTCTTGTCTGTCGCACACAGAAGATTTGTGTCAGGTGTACAGGTGATGCTGTCAAGGGTGAGCTTTTCCGTTCCATACCACATACTGACAGTTGTATTCCAAGTCTGTGAGGATACGACCTTTCCATCTGAAGTAAGGGCTGCATTGACCATCTCGTTATCGAAGTCCGCCATGATGGCATTCTCCCCGTCCTTACTCCAGCGATGCACCACAGCCGGATCACTGAACTCAGACCATACGCCATTTTCCTTAAAACGTGTACAACCCCATTCAACCTGATGGTCTGCGTCCGTACCAAGATAATTATCCGTCCAGCCTTCCGGAACATAACCATCTTTCTGCTGACTGTCCGGCTTTTCAGGGGTGTTATCTATGATATTGCCTCTTGTATATATATACTCATAGCCCTTACCGTCTTTTCCGTCCGATATCATAAGCTGCCATCTTCCGTCCTGATAGATGTAGGTAGCACGGTCAGTCGTGTTACGGTATGAATCACCGTTTTTCGGATTGGCAGGAGCCGTGGCAAATTCACCAAGGAAAGTGATACTCTCACCTTTCAGTTCACGCCCGTCAAGCAGCATATCCCAGTCTTCGTTAACCTCCCAGTCGGCAGGTTTCCCGGCAAGATAATAACCACCGTCCTTCTTTCTTAAGAAATTGCCACCTTTGATACGCAATATTCTGATGGGAGGATTGGAGGTTTCCACCTTGGATATAAAGACACAATTGGCAAGAGTGACCATTGTGTTGGCTTTGTACGGGGTTTTGGAGGATTCCCAATGACCGCCACCTATTACAGACAAACCGTCAGCACCGTCCTTACCTTTGAACAGCGACCATGTGTAGTCGGAAGGGTTGCTGCTCTCCGTGACGGTCTCCTTATTGACTGCTATGCCTATATACTTGGTGTTGTCGTTCGGCTGCTGGTACATACCCGTACCGTCCGCGTTATCCGAATAAGCTATCCATGTGTAATAAGTTTTTCCGTCAGCTCCGGGTGCACCGGGAACACCCTGCTCACCCTTTATCTCACTCCATGTGTAGTCAGAAGGGGTGTTGCTCTCCACCGCACTCGTCTTGTTGTAGGCGAATCCGATATACGCTTTCCCTGTAGGATTATTGCTGATACCTCCGCCCTGTGCGTTGTCGGCGTATCTTATCCATGTATAGTAAGTAACACCGTCCTTTCCCGGCGTTCCGGGAACACCTTGCGGACCTGTCGCTCCGTCCGCTCCTTCCGCCACTTGTTTCAACCACGCCGGATTACCTTCTGACGGTTCTGTTGTCGTTCCGTTATCATCAACACACAACCACAAAGCCCCGTTATGTGACACCCGGTCATAGTAGGCGTACTTCCCTGCAACCCATTCACCCTTGTCCAAGGGTACACGAACCTTGTTTCCCGTTATCTCATCTATCTGGAAGATAAGCCCAGTCAATAAGACCTGTTGCAACACGGCTGAATATTTCTCGCAATCAATTCCGTTAACGGTCATGCCCTTTTTTTTGCCGAACCACGCAGGCATCTGCGCCGGCTCCGGGTCCCAAGTGTTGGCATTGTCAAAAAATGTAATACAGTTGTTTCCGTTGACTGAATCAATAAGTATATAAGTCTGGCGTTCCGGGTCCGTAAAGTTACCTGTTTGTGCCAATACCATCTGCTCGGCAGGTTTCCAGTCAGAATGCCCCGGACGGGGAATGACAGTAAACTTCTTGGCTGTATAATCTGCGGCAGTCACCCGGAATTTCATTTCTTCAAAGCCGTTCAGCTTGCCTTCGCTATTTTTAGTCACAAAATAGGTGGTAAGGATATCATCAACAAACTGGCTCAATCCGTCCGCGTCCGTCAGATCGGGAGTGATGGTGTAGGTTCCATCGCCGTTATCCACGTATGACAATACGGTACAACCACCACCGGGGGAGTTTACCATACGTCCTTTGAAATAGGTTGTACGGTTATAGGCTATTTCAGGAACAAACAAACGCTTACGAAATACACCGCTTTCCATTTCAAGATTGCCCTTTTCGTCTATGTATCCACCTAATACGCCGGTAACGAAATCACCGAACTTGGCATATTTCTTAATGACAGTTCCGCCCAGTAATGATAAAAGAAAATTTGTAGAGTCCTCCTTGTCTTTGCGCAAAAAATATTTAGCCAATTCACTTATATTTGCACCTCCCGATATGGCAACAACCCTGTCTTTATTGGTTCTTATGTAAATAGAAGGATTATTATCATCATTATGTATGTATATCTCTCCCTCATTCAACCCTTCCAGTCGCTTTTCAAATGACGGGGATATTTTCGGTATAATCGGATTTCCTTCATCATCCGTTTCCGAACCGTACCACAATATCTTTATAGGACGATTTCTAGCCATGATTACACGTAATTTTCATTAACAAAAGCAGCTTTCGCCTTCTTATATTTCAACACATCGTCCTCTTCTGGATTAGTTAGTAAAAACGCGATTCCTGAAGATGAAGTTGCAATCTCTGTTTTGCCTCCGATCCCGGCGATATCATTTTGTCTAGGGCGTAAAGTCACTTTATATATAAACATCTGTTTCTTACCTATTGTATCAATCTTTTCCGGGACAGAATCCCCTTCCCGTACAAACAAATTACCGTTTATGCTGACGTGAGAAAGGCAAAGTACCTTATTTATAAACTCCGCTATATAATACGGAACGCCACAACTTGTCCCGAAAACAAAATCAAATGTTTTATAAGGGAGAGAATACATTTCTATTATCTCCTGCTTCTGATTCACAAACTGTTCGTTTTCAACTTTCAACTCCACCCCATCCGGCTTGAATCCTCCTATTATTCTGAACTGGAACATCTGCCGAACCTCATCAATCCAGAATATATTATCAAACGCAGAATTATTATCTTTATGGGAATATTCAATCAGAATAGAATCACCTATATTCTCACACACGCAGAACTCCTCACATTCTTTATCGCCTATAGTTACTGTATATATCCCCTCCGAAGGAGATAATGAGGCATAATACATCTTAATGCTTTCATTTACATCATAAGTAAGCAGTGTTATCTTGGAGGAAATATTGCCGATCTTATCATTCAAATAAGCTGAAGGTTTTTCGCCGTTATCACAAAAGATTTGCAGCAGGATGTTGTCTGACACAGAAAATACTTGTCTGAAACATCCAGCATTTGAATATTTATATTTCAGCGGTTTAAAGAATAACGGACAAACATCTCCGATTGATATCATAGTCTTTTCGTAAGTTTCTAGTAACTTGTGACTTCACAAGCTTTCATTGCAAATATAACAATTAAAATTTGAATCTTTATAACGAATTTAAATTTTTCACGATCAAAGTTACCTTTGAACTTTGTGATTTTGTAAAATTGTAATCAGCCTGCTGATAATATCCCTGTACAACTTTGCCTTGGTATTCCATTTCAACAATTCCTGTAAGATCTTCCGGAAGTTCCACATCCGAAGTCTCAAATTCCACCTCCGCCACAGTAAACATCCTTTTTGAAAGAATTATATCCCTACTTTCCCCCATTCCATCAATACCCACATCACTATTACCATCTGATGACGCAAAAGTAAGCATCTCAACAGATGAGCCGATGTATGCTTCATTGGCCAAAACCATAGAAGAAGGGGAAAACATGGCATTGAACATTGTGTCAGGGCTGAGAACGCCACCCATAAGATAATCCCTGTTCAATATATACTTAAGTCCAGACGAATCAGATTTTACCCCTACCATAAATAAATCAGTGTCACTTTCGTTGTCTGTAGTATCTTCACCTATCTTGTCAGCAAGGAACTCTATGCCGTATGCGTCCGCACGGTATGGAGATATCATTTCAAGGCTATTGTCCGTCATGGTCACGCCTGTGGTATATTCATTCGTAAAACGGAACTCATCCTTTCCATTAGCCGTGTCGTAATCCTGTTTGTCAAAGCCTATCCGTATCCGAGAATACACCAATGCAGAATTAACCTTCATCTCATAATCAGATAAATCATCTATCCTTTTGACAACATCATCCGAGAAGTATTTGCTTCTATGCCGAAAAGTTACTGTATTCCCGGATATGTCGTAAGCATAACCAAACACATAACTCATCCAGTTTGCAAATTTGGTGAAGGATGTATATATTTTGGCTCCAGGAATCTTACGGGCTGATTCAGCCGCCAAGAGCATACAATTATCAAGCCTTCTATCTCCTGTCCCCTCAATCACTCCAGTCAAACCATCTTTCTCTCCATTAATACTTTTAAGCAATCTGTTCAGCAATGTATCGGGCTTTATAACATCCATCTCAACAGGGTTTATTCGATTTTTCCATGATGCTTTAAAATAACTTGATGTTGAGACTTTGTATGGCAAATCCGGCAATACAGGTACAATCTCTTCTTTCTCATTGACATACATAGCTCTCACTATTATTTTATCATTATGCAAAAGACTTATATTGTACGATTCCGAAACCTTCTTTTCCACTGGCGTTTCTGATTCTGTCGTAAGTTCAAAACTTCCTATCACCGTTTCCGTAGTCACCGCTTCCCCATTACTATCAATCTCATTACTTATCTTCATAATCTGGAGCCTCACACCTCTTACATCATATCCCAAAGCACCAGACTGATATTTCCTAAACACAAACATATCAATATTAAACTCTATATTTATCCTAATTGATTTCAGAGCCTTTATCGAATATACATCATCACCACCTACTGTTTGATCATTAAATTCAAGAGACCCCTTTATTAAGGAATCACTGGCAGTTATATATATTGGCATTGGTGACATTTTCTTGCTGAAATAAACATTAATAAGAGTGTCATCGTCTTCCAATGTATCACCTGTAGGAATCCATTTTGCTGATTCTGAAAGTTCAAGTCCGTCATAAACAAGAGGAATGGGGCTTTTCACCTCTTCGACCGAATATTCATATTGAGTTCCTTTTTTTGACTTTATCATGGACGCCACGCTATCATCCACGGCATTTATCTGTAAGATACGACCATTATCCTGCAATGTAGAAAAATTGAGAGCGCAACTAAACCGTTCATTATACAACCAACTGTTATTTCTTGTACTTATTATTATTGAGGCAGAAGCATTCAAATAATCTTCATCATATTGTTTTAACAGCAATTTTCTAGCATCCCCAGCAAAAGAAAATTTGTTGGAAAATGTACGGATAACACCGTCATAGTCATTTCTCTTGAAACTAGCCTTCACCTCGTCCCAATTCTCAAGATCATCAGTAACCCTGTACTTCAGACCATTTATAAGTAACTCACATCGATAATACATAATTATTTCTTTTTACGATTCAACCCATCGATTTCGTCACATGTCTGCCTTACAAGACAGGCATAAGATCCGGCGGCCCATTCTTTCGGATTGATATACATCTTATTATACTTCCCAATAGCGACAACTTCATTTATAAATCCACGTTTTGTAGGCTTCTCCTTCAGTCCCTCATTCTTTTCCTTACTTATCTTATCCAAATCATATTGTGCACGGAAATTTAATGCGGATATTCTAGCATTCATAGCCATTACATCACCTTTTTTACACGAATAACCTATCTTCATCAGAATATCACGCACCTCATCATACATTTTCAACTTCATCATGTTCTCACATGCCTTCATGCACTCCACGGTCATTGCAAGATTCATACGCTCATTACAATTCAATATCTCAGAGAACAACTGTTTGCTCCCGACAATTTCTATATAGTCATTGATAATTTTTGCCGATGCAGCCCCTTTGTCCTCATCGTCAAATTCAATAGTATTGCTATCATTGGTATAAATCTCTATAAAAACGGACAAGGGAAGTTCATATATGTCACTTGTATACCTCATAATCAGATACTTTTTGAAAATTGATGATAATTGTTTTCTCTTATCGCCTTGGCTAATTTTGCAAATCCTATCTGCTGTGATTTCTCCAGATGCCCTATCTTTTTCTCCAGTTCGCTATAATCATTAACTATTGATACAGGAGGAAGATCGTTTTCGCTTCTATATGCCATAAGACCATCAAAATCATTTGCATGAGCCTTTATCCTGTCCATATCCACTGCATAAGGTATAACCTTCGCACCTTTAGGGATGTCAACCAAAGTAGGGACAGACGGAGTAATATACGCTCCTTTTTCAGTAACGATTGTTTCAGGGACACCACCATCACCCACTACAGCCAATCCGCCTTTATGCGAATCAGTACCCTTGGCATACTTCGGAATAGGAGTCGCTATAATAGTAGCAAGCTGTATCGCTCCCATAGCACCTAGAGCAGCTATCATAGGTATTGCAGCAGGGAAGCCCAATTGTTTTATCGTCTGCAAAATACCACCTGCTATCTGTATAGCCGCCTCAGCTATACTGGTAGCTTTCTCAAACTTTGCCTGTTTTGTTCTTAATGCCGCTTTTTTCTTCTCCAATTCGGCATTCTTTTGTGCCGTTTTATCTTCCGCCGCACGTTTACGCGCTTCGGCTTCTTCAGTTGTTATAGCACCTCTTTCTTCTAAAGCCTCTATACGGGAAATTTCCTCTTCACCTGCTTTCTCATTCGCTTCCTGTTCAGCCTCAATAGCTTCAATCTGGCGATCATAAATGGATGATATCATTTCACCAATTCCACTAACCATAGAAGCCCACATCTCGGTAGTTCTTTCCATCTTCTCACCGTCTGTAAGTTCTTTCCAAACACCCGATATCTTATCAGACATAATACTGAATCCCTTATCCATCCCATCAAATATACCGGCAAACGGGCTATCGATATCCGATGCAAGATCTTTCAATGCAGAAGAATAACCTTTCAACACTTCAAAATTCCTTCGTGTGATATCCTGTTGCTCTTCCGCTTTTTTCAACTGATCATCCGCATTTATAGAACCTATCTCTGCTTCCATAGCCTTTATGGATTCTCTCAGCATTTCAATTTGTTGCTTGCTTACCACGCCCGATGCTTCCGCTATCTCAATCATTTTTTCAGCAGCATCTATCTGTATCTGTAATTGCTCGTTTGCGGCTTTCCGCTCCAGTTCACGCATGGCTTCATCGTATTCTTTTCGCGATAGCAGCCCTTTTGAATAATTTTCTGTTATAATGTTTTCAAGTTCCTTATATCCAGTACTTGTAGCTGCTATACGGAGAGATGATTGTTCCTCTTCCAGTCTGAGCATCTCATCAGTATACTTTTTCTTTTCCTCGATCCTTTTTTTCTCAGCCTCTGCCAACTTCTTAGCATATTCCTCATTCTCTTTCGCTATCTTCTGCATTCTCTCTTGGCCCAACATTTCCCGAAGTTTGTTCTCTTCCTCAGAATATCCCTTTACAGCTGCTATCTGGTCTTTATATTCTTTCTCTATGGCAGCAAGACTACGTTCATGCTCATCTTTAATGAGAGAAACGGACAAGTCAGCCATTTTATTCCTAAGATTCTCCATGTATTGCGCTAAATCATCCGATGCTTTATCGGCAGAATGAGGATTAAATGTAACATCTCCAATGTTAATAGAATTTGCCATATCTCTACTAGCCTTATCTACTTGATATAGCTGATTTAATAAAGAACCTATTTCTTTATCCAAGTCTTCAACCTGCTTGTTTAACTTCCCATACATGTCTCTAGCTGTATCCATAGCTGCCCCTTGACTGGATTCATATTGTGCTTTCATCTGATCTCTAGCAGATTCAAGTTTCGCACGTTTTTCTTCTTTTTCTGCCAACTGATCTTCCAAGTCTAATTTTTGTTTAGCCTGTTCTACAAGCCGATCTTGCACAGCTCTAGCTTTAGCCGAAGCTAATATGGCATTAGATAACCTTTGATAACTATCAGCCGCTTTACCTGCAAGAATGTTTTCATCACTTATATTTTTAAAGTATGAAGGATATTGCTTCTTCAGTTCCTCAACGGCTTTTTTCCGTTCTCCCATAGGTTTATTCAAATTGATAGCAGCCCTATATAATATATCCAATTTAACAGCTTCATCTTGGGCATTTTTCACACCTTCTTTTTGAGCTTTATTCAAATCCTCCTGAAGCTGTTTTAGATAATCAATTTCTTTTCTCGCATCAAACAGGCTACCCACCCATTTGGTTATCTCACCTCCATAACTCGATAAAAGAGTTATCCCAACAACTAAAGCCGTCTGCCAACTAAGAAGGGAACTCAATACCTGTTTAAATACAGGTGTAGCAGTCTGCCCCGATTTCTTAAGAAGTTCATATTCCACCCTTGCTTTCTTTAACTCATCAATAAATATAGGAAGGTTATTGGATATGGCAAGAAAGAAAGTATTGGCACTAACAGACAAAGCCGGAAGTTCTCTCGCAATCTGTTGTATGGAAACATTAAGGCCATTCCAACCAGAAGCATAATTACCCACATTACGTTGGTAATTGCCCATCTGTGCATCTATATCCTTTAATTGTTGATTCAGCTTGCCGATATTGTTCAAGATATCCATACCTTTTGCTCCCTCGCGTGCAGCTTGTGAAAGGTTATAATATTCCTTTTCCAACTGAAGCATTGAAGCCTTCATCTCGTTATAGCTTCCTGTAGTGGCAATCGCTACCTGTGTATGATTTCTCAATATCGCCAAATATTGTTTATTCTGCTCTGTCAGCGTGCGTAACTGGGATACCGTAGCATCTCTTTTGGACTTGTATTCCTCTTCGCTGATAGCACCTTTCTTATACTCCTTCGATAATTCCCTCAGAGATGTTCTTAAGGCTGAAATTGTTTCTTTGTTATCACTTAATCTACTGTTCAATTCGGAGGCTTGTGTATCAAAAGCCTTTACCGTCTGACGGATTGAATCAAAATCAGCAGCAGTCATGGATATTTTCTTAGATGCCTCTTGGAATGAAACAGAAGCAGTTTCCGCATCCTGTGACACGTTCTTCAAGTCTTCGGAAGCACCTCTCAAATTTACTTTTACTTCCGTTATCTTGTCTGCCAATGTATTCAATGGTTTGGTAAGAAGCTCTATCTTACGGGAAATATCGGTCAATAACTTTAATTGACTAGCCTGTAATTCAGACAACCTATTTTGAGAAGCATATAATTTGGTAATTGTAGCATTATAACTGTCAACTTTAGACTGGTATTCTCTTAGATTACCCGGCTTAAAATTTATGCCATCACTTAATTGTTTTGTGAAATTCGCATATTCGGAAGATGTGGTTTGAATATTAATCCTTATCTCATTTAACTTCTTAACGATGTTAGGATCAATCGCATCAGTAATTTTAAATTCTGCTCCTGCCATGGTCTTTTCGTAAGTTTTGGGTAGTGCATGACTTCATGCACCTTCTAAGAGCAAAGATAGTGATTTTATTGATATTATGAAGATAAGGAAATAAAAAAGGGAGAAGCAAAAACTTCTCCCCGTGAAAAATAATTTATTTAAATTACCAATCATCATTTTCATTGCCCACAAGACCATTCTTCACAGCTTCTTCTATTTTATCCATAATAACATTGGAATATGCATGAGCCATAATCAATGCTTTAGACGATGTTTTCTTTGCCTTATGCTGATCTTTGGGGCTGAAAGGATAACATGTTTCTATACCCCATTTTTCTGTTTTCTTTGTCGTGTCCGCAGGCTGTCCTGTTGTACCAGCAGAAAAAGCCCCCATCCATCCGCCTCCGATGTTCTGCTCAACCTCATAATATTGAAGCGTATATGTAACACGAATTTTTTTATCTTTAATATCAACTTTTATAACAGGGTGGATGTTAACATTATAAGCTGTCATTCCTCCAATATGTTGAGCGATTCCTCCTACAAATCCTTTAGCAATAATTACTCCCGCATCCTTATCATTCAATTTAATTACTGAGTTCGCATCGTTAAAAGATTCCGCAAACCAATGGTTTAAAGTAATATATAACTGCTCTTTAGTCTGTTCCCCACAATTAATTATCTGCTCATAGGTCAAACTCTGATTCTTATCCAATACCAATGAAGAACCTAAATTTTCAGCCGCATCCACCCACTTATCACCATAATTTTCCTTTGCATATTTTTCTAATTCTTCCGCTCTCATTACTTGAGCACTCAGATTCATACTGAATAATGAAACAATCATTAAAAATAATACTTTTTTCATATAGTTATAATAATTTGGTTATTTTCAGCAAAATAATATACTTTTAAAATCAAATCAAAACATTACGACATATTTGTTTACAATTTAGAATACTGTCTAAATAAATTACAAACATAGCATTTCAATCTTCATGTTTAAATTTCACCTTCTCACTTCTTTTCCCAGTGCATACAATCAGTTTGAGATGCTTGCCGTATATCTGTTCAAGTCTATTATTTTGTTCTTCCATTTTTTGAAGTATAATTTCAAGTTTATCTATTGTTTTCATAGTCTTTTTATTTGTGTTGCGAATCGCAACTGTTATGGATGTAAAGAGTCTGCCCACCTCGTAAAATAAGGTGGGAAAGACTTGATTAATATGTAAGATTTAAATTAGGCTATTTTCATCAATTTTCCGTCAGAACGTTTGCCACCAAACAGGTAATTGATGTATGCAAGCCCTTTCTGTGTGCATAGCACAACCATCACGACAAAGCCCGGATGATTATCTCTTGGGATAGGCTTTTCTTTCATCTCAAAGTAGCCTGCATCAATATATTTCTGTTTTGGCTCATTCCTGTTAGCAAAGAATACTCCTGCTTCACGAAGCTTCTTGAACAAGGTATTTCGTCCGAATGGTAAGCCGAGTATCTTGGCAGCCTGTCCTATATCACATTTGCCTTCCATCGCAAAGGCTTTGTCGGCAAAGTCAGCTTTGGGCTGGAGCTTCTCTATCTTAGCATCTTTCTGTTCGATTTGCTTTTTCTGTTGCTCCGATTCAATACGCATCCGTTCTTTCTCCTTTTCAGAAGCTACCAAAGCCTCCAATGCTTCAATGTAGGTGCTAGGAGTTTGAAAATTCCCGTTTTGTTTGTCCCTTTCCAATTCTTCCCAACGATCTATAATCTTTTCCCTGAGTTTTGCATCGTATCCGCTGGCAAGGATTAGGCAACCTTTCTTTGTAAGTTCATAACAAGGTCTTTTCTCACCCTTTTTATCGGTGTATTCAACCTCCACAAAATTGTGGGCGTTTACTCCTTGATTAAGTAAGTTTCTGATGTCACGTAAGATAGCATCATGTCGCTTTCCAGTGAGTTCAGCTATTTCAAGTGAACTCATCGTTTCTTTGTATAAAATTAAATCTGTCATAACTTGTAGCATTTAAAAGTTATTTATGAAGGCAATAGGCAAACAAAAAGCGGTTACCATATACGCTGCTACAAGTTGATAGTCTACCCCGAAGAGCACACAATAACTTACGTATAGGCAACCGCCAATATCCTAAAGTATGAGCATAAAAAATACCCATATAAAATATGAGCAACTTAACCGCTTGCTCTGCGAGATAGATAATTCTATCAACTTGTAGCACTGCAAAGGTACAACAATTCCTTAAGCTACCAAACGAAAACAATATTTTTTTGAAGGCTATTTTTTGAAGATCCTCCACTGAACATCCCAACTTATCTGCTACTTCATCAAATGTTAAGCTATTATTCATTTTTATTTCCATGATCATGCAGCCATTAAAGATTTAAACTTATTCAGAAAATACACCTGACCTTTACCTGTAACGTAACAGGTATGTTTTATAAAAATGGGATTTTCACCCGATACTATCGGTCTTTCTTTCACGAAGAACAATCCCATTTCTGCCGCCCTCTGTGTAGGCATATAGTCATTTATATATTTATTCTTCGATCTGCTGTATCGCTGCCTTCTGATAAGGAACTTGTTCTCTACCATCCATTCATAAAGCCTTATTTCTCCAATCTTATATCCGTTTTGGGTGATAAGTTTCGCAAGATCTCCTATGAGAATATTGGTAGACGAACTTGTAAAACATTCTTTGAAAACTACAGCGGGTTTTGTTTCTTCTATAATAGACTGCTTCTCCTGTTCCTTCTTCTGCACTTCCAATGCCAATCGTTGCTTTTCCTCCCGTTCGCTCTTTAGCTGTGTGGCAAGACTGATAACAAGGTCAGGGTTGTTTATCATCTGCTCAAGCGTTGGCTGCGTGGCGGTCATGCCGTATCGCATCAACTCATCAAGTTTTTCAGTACACCACAGTTTCAAATCAATGTCTAACCATTGACAGAAATCAACTACTATTAATCTGTGCATCCAAGTACCACCTCCGTTATGTGATGAACCTGCCTTTGATATAACTAATTGATTTTCAGAAATACCATATTTTCTTGTAATTGCGTTAATTAATTGATTTGTAGCAGGTAAGGACAAATAATCATTGGGACGCTTTCCGTAGATTTTAGCAAGCTGTGTGGCGTTAACCATAACATCATCTTTGATGTCAAAAAGTACTTCGTTTCCATTATAGGAGAAAGTCTTGCTCGTTTCGTGAGCTGACGCAATCTGTACGGTACTATTATTCCCGTTCAAATAGATTTCATTTGGTTGTAGCATGAAATGAAATTATTTGTTATTAAATAAAAAAGCAGACAAATATCCTAGTTTGCTACAACCTACCATTGCCATTGGGCGATGATACACGGATATTGTCTGCCTATATTTCAATATATAAGTTTCCTTACGGGCATAAAAAATCCCATTGGCATATTTAATAGTAAGTTGTAGCACTGCAAAGGTACAACATTTTTTCAAACAAACAAATAATGAAAATATATTTTTCATTGTTATTTTCACACACATAATATCCATCTTTCTAATGACTTTCAACACGCCACAATATGCCTTACCTGTAATTTCTGCAATTTGCAGTGAACTTATTGTTCTTTTTTCGCCATTTTCCCCATCAATAGGTACTAACTTATTAAAATCTTCCATATCTTTGCGATATAAGATTAATATTGTTCCCCGTTGGCGGCTCAGTCACTTCCGCCTTCGGGGATTTATTTTGACTGATTGTAGCAGGTGGGGAATCGAACCTCATTGTGCCATTATTCACTCCTGCTTTCCTCCCTTATACTATCCACGCTTGGAATCGTATAAAAATAAAGTCTCGTAATAGGTGCAAGCTCATCAAGTAACGACTTGCACTTGTTACAAATGCAAAGGTAATGATGTTTTTATCTTACACAATGGTATGAATATTAAACAATTGACAATATAAATCCAATATAACTTGCTAATTTAAATGGATTTTTCATAATTCGTTCTTTGATTTAGTGATACAATTGGTTAAATGATGAACTTACCAGTCAGGAAACCGTTTATGAAGTAGGCTTGGCCTTTCCCGGTAACTTTGGTTGTTATAGTAGTACGCAACACTCCATCATTGCCGGATCGTGTGCCTTTCTTCAATTCAAACAGACCTTGTTCAACATATTGCTGATTAGGTATATTTCTACGTTCACCAACACTCCCTAAATAATGATTATTGCGAAGCCACTCAAACAGTCTGTTCTGCCCAACATGGAATCCATTTTGAGATATTATCTTAGCCAGTTCACCTATAAGACATGAAGAACGACTTCCTATTACAGCATCAGCAAACAGAACTTTTGGGGCTTGTTCTTCCACCTTCTTTTCTGCTTCAATCCGTTTCTGTTTTTCTTCTTTCAGAGTAGTAGCAAGTTGAATCAGAAAGTCGGGAGATGTAAGAGCCTTTTCTATAGTATCGGACGTCATATACGCACCGTACTTACGAATGGAGGGCAATATTTCATGTGTAACCCATCTTCTATAGGGTTTTACTTTCTTGCTAGAACTAAAAAGAAGAACGTCATAGAAGGCTGATTCTGTTATAAACGTAGCAAATGAATTCCCATTCACGTATAAATCAGGATTTAGGGCGTGTAAATCAAGCAGTTGCAAATCTTCATCGTTTAATCTTGTTTTTACTGATGAAGGATTACTCAACTCAACTGCATTGCAAACATCAGCTAAGCAGAAAAGCGGTTCTTCGCTTGTTCCAGCTACTCGTACTTCGCCAAATACATCATTCTTAAATATTTTAATCGAATTATCCATATAATAATTTTAAAGTTTGCTCTTGTTATTCGTTATAGTTTATACCGTACCCTATCCCTCACCTACCTAATATTTAATTAGGAGACTGGGTTAACATTCAGACTACATAATATAACTGAATGTTTGTGCTGATTATACAGTTCCGCCCTCACCTACCTAAGAGTCTTATCTCTTAACTTGTATCTCGGTCTCTTGTCAAAGTGGTAAAATCTTTGTGAGTCGCCTGTCGTTGGTACGTGGAACGGAGCAGGACATTACAAGAGTTATAATCAACAGAAGAGCCTTTTTATCTCACGGCTGTCATTGGTTTAATCCAAAGTTCCGCACGGTGGGCACTGATAGAACCGATTGTATGGATTTTATCTAACTAATAGGAAAGAAAAAATCCGTTGCTAAAGTCGAGCGGCAACGGATTTCCAAATATAAAGAAGGCTCACGTTTGAGCGATTGTTTAATCATGTGTCTGTTGCCGCTCGACTTGCAACGGGTACAAAGGTAAATGATGTTTTTACATTATACAACACATTATAAATCAGCACAAAACGATCTAAAACATATCGTAACGAACAGTAATACAGAGTAACGCACAGTAATTAATGATATGGTATTTTTACACTATAATTTAGACAAAATCTAAATTACAACATAAATGATAGTTTTGTTTTTCAATTAAAAAATAAATATCTTTTCGCACAAGACATTTGAGGAAAAATCAATATTTACATTGGGAGAACATTGGGATATTTCCGGTAATACAATTTAGCAACAGCGATAGATAGAGGTTTCGCATAGAAAGATATTATATATTCATTAAGAGTAATGGATATGATGCGGTGGCCGACTCCTCTATATCGGTTGCCGCATTTTTTTATATCCCGTATTAAGATGTACGGAACATCTTGTGAACGAAAAGACATGAAAACGAATCAAATCATGATTCGCCCAATGGGTGAATTTACAGTTAGTCAGAGAACAAAAGATAGCTATTTTGACGGTGGGGACTTGTTACGTCAATGGAATTCAGTAAAAGGAAATGAACAAAGAAAAATGGATGAGTTTCTTTTGGCTAAAAGAACTGGAGATTTTATAGAAGCGCTCATAGCTGAAGAACGTGAAAATGGTTTAGGGGAAAATTCCCCTAAAATTGATAATCAGGTAGTTAAGAAGAGTAAGGTTAAAGAGAAGGGTAAAGCTGGCAGACCTAAAGAAGAAGTATGGATGCATCCTTTCTTATTTACCAAATTTGCCATGTGGATTAATCCTCGCTTTGAAGTAAAGGTAATACGCTTCGTATATGATGAGATGATTCAATACCGTAATTTAGCTGGAGATGCTTATCCTGCTATGTGTCGTGCCGTTTGTTCAATACTCCCTGGGGATATATTCCAGAAAAAGATTAAGGACTTAGCCAAGTCTCTAAACATCATAGTTTATGGCAAACATGAATCAGAAATGCGTAATAAGATTGGCGATGAAGATAAAATCCGCGAATTATATGAGTTAGAATTACAGATAGCTCAATGGATAGATTTAGGCTTTATCAAAGACTATAACAGCCTTAAATCTACATTGACTAAATTAATAAATAATACGGGAAACGCCAAAATAATAGAATGATAAAAATCACCATTTTACGGAAATATGAATTCAACAAACTCACCCGACCAGTTTTCACCTTCACGACAGAATTTATACACATCTCCAACCTTGTATAATATATAAACACATTCATCCATAACAGCAGCCTTCTCTGCGATTGATCGCATATGCTCCATTTCCCTCATTGACTTATTCCCTTGGCACAAGCAGTTTTTCATAATTCGGTTCAATTCCATTTTTTGTTAATAATACTTTATAGTTCGCACCTCCTTATAAATTTCTCAATAGAGGGCATAAGCCTGTACGTAACATAATGCCTCCTTGCTTTGGAGCTTACCTTGAAAATTTTATAACCATATTTCTTCTCAATATCAGAACCAAAAGAAACGCCATAGCTGGCAATCCTTATACCATTTGATATTGGTATTGCCGTGATGGAACTATAAAAATCTCCACGTATGATAAGGTTTGGAGTATTGTTCCCTCTTGCAGAAAAACCCAGATATGAAGGTTTCGGTTTCTGTATCTTTGTCTTCCAATTTTTATAGCGTTCGGCGTTTTTCTTCCAATGCTCTCCATAAGTTTTTTTAAAGTATGGGTCCTCTGTATATCCGGGAATTAAAGGACTTTCATCGCCATCAACACCACTATATAGCTGTTCTCGTATATATTCCTCAAACTGAGGAACATCCCTTTCCATCTTATCCCTTATCATTGGCTGAATGCCATCAGCCAATTTCTTCCAACATCTCGCGTATTCCTCCAATGTCATAGCAAAACGGGGGATCAATCTCCCCCGCCTCCTAAATTACTGTTATTGATAATTCTATTATATACGGAAACCAGCCTTGATTTCCGCCTTTCTCTAGAAATGTCCTTCCAGAATACATCTATATTCTGAGCGACAAACTCATCCAATGAAAGTTTGACCACCTCGGACTCTATAAATGTGACTCCATTAATTCTCATTGTACCCATTGTTCAATTCCAATGACCCCATTAGCCTGTAAAATAGAAGGAGATTTAAGCACCGGCACACCTCCTGTCGCTGTAAGCACACCGTTACTGTATTCCAGTGCTGATGCACCAGAAACGACCGTTGAAGCCTTCTCAGACAATATAGATCCATAATATGCAGTAAGATCCGTGCGGTCATAATGATCCACGAGCTTATATGTATTTTCAGGAGATGTCATTTTGACAAACTCAACGTAATTCAATCCCTTGAGAACATTTTCCAAATTGACACCCGCTTGCTTTACAGACATGTTTTTCATCATCTTCTCGGTATCGGAATACATCGCATTAAACGCAAGATAAGCCTTCTGACCGCTTGAATCATAAGCCTGTCCTGTAGGGTAAACACCAGATAATGCAAAACCCGCAAGTTCATCTGTCCCGTCATCTTCTCCGTAGATTACATTATTCTTGTCAAAAACATACATATCAAACAATGTATCCTTGTTGGCTACAAGATTAGCTTGTAAAGCTAGATTAAACTTACGCAACGTGAATGTATCCGTCCTTGCCGAATAGCCCGTTATTTCCGACCCGGCATAACCATTTTCTGTTGTATTGGGTTCACCGCCGCTTACCGCGTATTCCGAAAATCCTGTAATAGGATAAATTCTGTCCGGATAATCAGCATGACAGGCTTCCTCCAAAGCCTCAGCAGTCAATTCTTTGGGCAGTTTTTTGCCATGAATGACCAATATAACACCTGCGACCTTGTCCGGTTGCAGGGGGCAGTAACTCATTCCAGTATTAAATCCGGACGTGCTGCCGCACTCTCTAATATCTGTTCGCATAACAATTCTGATTTTTAACTGTTAAATCCAAATTCTTTATTTCAATAGCATCTATCTTTTCGCCAACTTCCTTACCGTCAACATCAACAGCGCCACGTCTTCCAAAACTATAATTTTCTGAATATGTATGGCTTACAATACCGGAGTAACCGAAATCAAATTTATCACATTTTTTTAACTCTTCTATGAATCCGTAATACAAAGGTCGAAGAATACCTTCAAAAGATATCTCACGACGTTGTTCATTTGTATACTTTTCCAGTGTATTGGTAGCGATTATTATGTTTACAGATGCCTTACAAAAATAATTCTCACTATCCCTTTCCTCGTCTAAGGGAACATACAGCCCTATCATTGGGAATTTTCCCGATGCTGTCACCCTGCTTTTCCCAAGAAGAAGAAGTGTTTCCCTTATATAAGAACTGTCACCATATATGTAATTTATCTGTTGATCCATTCTTTTTGACAAGGAAGCACATACATCTGATATTATATCAATTATCATAACCCAAAGGAATTAATTGTTTCCATCAATTCGAAATCGGTGGCGATATCCGGATAGTCCGCATTATTGCCTTGAAGCCATCTCACAAGTCTGATATTCATTCTTACCATGTCGTTCCATGCAAACATCATTTTCCTTTCGGGACTTACAAGACGGCCATCATCTCCATCAGCCTTCACTCCTGTAATAGTCGCCTGAGTGTGATTATGTCTCAAGTAATGGAAGTATATATAGTTGGCGATGGGGGATTTGGAAATCTCCCTATCGCCATCACTATATTTCATGACAAGATGCGCTATAAGATCATCCCATCTTTTTTCCTTAGTTTTTCCATCGTTGGAAATATAGGATGAGAATTCCTTATACAACTTTTCCCCTAGGAGCTTCTCTAAATATTCCGGCTCATATTGCATTACAAAGCCTTGAAGGCTGTCAACAATTGCCTTATTAGTCTCAGAAGGAGTATGTATATTCAATACTGCACCTTCGATATCAAGAATACCACCTTGGAAAAAAGTATAATCCACCAACATTACACAATATCTTTGAGGTTCTTCTTTTTATTGAACAAATCTTCAGCACCGATTTTCTTAGCGTCTTCCATCAATTCCGAAGGAACAGTGGCAACACGTCCATCTTGGAAGAACTTACCTGCAAGTAACATATTAACACTTACTTTATCACCTTTTTTATAAACGGCCCCGTCCTTTGCGAACTCAACCTCATAAGTTTTAGTCAAATTTACTTTCATAATGTTTAATAAATTTATCCGCCAATACCGGCAGGGGTTATAGCTTCAATAACGGTCGCAATCTTATCCTTGACAAATGCAGTTTTATATTGCTTTTTAATATACACCATAAGACGTTTTTCACCAAGGATAGTCACCATATTTTTAGTGAAATCATCATTTTCCCATCCAAGTGTAATGGTAAGAACCCATACATCACGGATGTTAAGATAGTTAAAATCGCCAACCCAAATATCACCTTGTTTGATTGCAGTGCTGGTTTCCACTTTCAAACCTTGAATCAGTTCATCACCAATACGGAAAGGACGGAGATATTGTCCATTAACATCCTTAGTCAACTGCATCTGTGCATAGTCAAGAGGATGCATAAGCACAAGGTTTGGACGATAAGCCATATTGGACATTGATACAATCTGTGTATACATACCAACAATAACATCATAAGTGTTGGGTTTCTCTACTTTCAGAGCTGTCAAAGAGAATGTAGGTATATCACTCCCAATCCCTTTAATCTGACCGCCGGAACCAGTACCAGACAGAATACCTTCTTCTTCTTTCAAACCAATACGATTGATAATCTCAGCCCTAACCTCCGCAACCAACTGAGGCAAATCAGATAATGTTTCTTCGGTTACTTTTGTGCCAAGAGCCACTTTGCCAGCATTGATAGTAACTTCTGCCAATGTACCGCTCATCATAGGCTTAAGACCGCCTTCTGGAACCCATTCGGCTTCTTCTTCACCCGGATTGAACTCCGCATAAGTCAATGATCGTGTAGATATTGCTGCCACATTGGCAAATTTACGGATTACAGTCTGGGAACGTGGATCAACAGATAACTGACTATCAATTGTCATGTTATAATGTGGTGCCACACCCGTACTCTTCAAGGGATCAACCTCCTTCTTGTTTATAATAAGCGTAAGGCTTTTCTTAAAACCGGGGGACTGCTTACAAGCCGTTTTCAAGTCCACAGTTTTCTCTCCGTGCTTGCCTACTGTGATGAAATCCTTCAATTGCTCTTCAATCTGCTGGTCTACAGACTTGAACACCATTTGCCCGTCTTCATTCTTATGCATTGCACCTTTCATGCGAACGATTATCTCTTTCATCTCACCAAGTTCCTTACGCACTGTATCCAATTCCTTTTCGGAATCTATCTTTTGAGAAACCTCATTTAATTTATCCTCAAAAGTTTTTTTGTCGATAGTATCGTCCATGAAATCGCCTACAGTAGCGTTTATTGCGTCCTGCAACGCCTGTAATGACTTCACGGAAACCTCATCCATTACCGACAAATCAATTTTGCTTAAAAAGTCAAATTTCATGCTTCTTTAAGTTTTAAAGGTTTTGTAAATAGTTTTATTTTTTCATCGGCTCCCTCTTCATCAAGTGGCTTGTCTGCCGGCTTGTATCGAGCGAGTGACATCGCTTTTCTTACTAACATTTGGATTTCCTCCCTCTTTCTTATCGGAAGTCCTTTACATACATCACTTATTTCAACCGGAAGTGACTCCAACGCACTTTCATATTCTTCTGCCGATTTCAGACCAAGATATTCAGTTTCTCCGTTACATCCTATGGACACTACGGATATCTCATACAGAATGACTTCCTTTACAACCAAGCAATCACGTTCCCTGTCATATTCACATTTTTCCCATACATAACTATAACCTATAGAGAACTGGTTCAAAGTGCCACTTTCAAGCTGCTTCAACGCTTGATTTCCTCTTTCCACATCATCAATAGACGCTTCAAAGTAAAGCCCTTTCTCATCTTCTTGCAGAAGCGTAATGCGTCCTATAGGCTCATGCATGTCATGCATCCACAACATGATAATCTTATCATTAGCAGAACTTCCCGGGCCTCTCTCCTGTATGCTTTTTGAAAAACAACCTTTCAGGAGCATGTCACCGGACTTATCAATGTTATTGAAAACCGCAGCATAGCCACTGATAGTTCTGCTGCCAGAATCATATTGTATCTCCTTTGCATAAAAAGCTAAGGATTTATACTGCTTCCCCAGCCTGTTTTTGTATTTGCTTGTCTCCATCATTATTTATTTCACTTTTAAATTCTCCCTTAGGATTATCAGGATCAATATCTGTAAAATTGGACATTTCGGTTCTTGCCTCTTCAAAAGTAATCAGCCGATTGTTATACAATGAAGCTACAGCATTAGAGGCTGTAGACAAGGCATCCGCCAATTCTTTCATATCCTTTTGAAGGCAAGGGACATGAGTGAAGTCCATTTTGATTATTGCCCTGTCCTTACATATAGCATTAGTCAGAGCCTCTGTTATAGATTCACTGTCAGGTATAATAAGGTCCTGATATGCCGCTTTCTTTGCTTGAGAAGAGTTATCATAAGTACTTCCTTGTATAATCAGATTGGGGTCAAAGCCTATCGTCTGAGCTATCGCTTCCAAACACGCCTTATCCTCCTCATGAAGCTTCAATTGGTCTGTATTTGACCCTAATGTAATCCACCCTAGTTTCTTAGGAGTCACCATGATTTCATACAACTTATGCACTATACCATATTTCCTTTTGAAATCATCCTGCAATTTCTTGGATTCAGACGGAGTAATAGCTGCATTCCCTACGTCAGTCGTATCATTTCCGTATAGTATCCCTTTAGGTCCTCCATTAACAATAAGGTTTCCTCTCCCTATCAGTTGAGCCATATAGTTTCGAGTATGAGTAGATAATGCGTCCACAGGGGAGTGGAAGGTAATTCTCCCTCCATTATTACTTGGAATATCCATTATCGAATCGTATATGACAAAATACTCCTCATCACCAAGTTCTATATTCTCATTTCCCCAACGTATATATACCTTACTAGCAATTGAAGAAAGCTCTGTTTGAGTAAACGGATCCTTACCGAATGATTCCATGTAGAATAATTCGGGAGGTATTACCATCATGGATTTAGGGAGATCAGACTTTAAAGCTCTTAGTGTATAGACAGGGCAAAATCCGAAACACTTCAAAGATATCTCAATCTGCTTTATAAAAGAACGCCCACTCTGTATCACATTCGGACGATTCAGAAGAGTCACAATGTCTTTGAAACTCCTCTTCTCGTTTCCGTTAATATCCGTCACATAATACCGCCCATTCTGCATCATTCTTCCGCAATGATCTAGAACCATTGCAAACGGCCAACATTCATGTAAGGCTCTTGATTTCCCTTCAACGGTCGACATGTCAAAATCTATATTCCCTCTATTGTCAGAAAACAGATTTTCCACCCATTTAGGAACATAAATAAAATTACCACCATCATCTTTACCATGATAAGTAGCATCACTATACATATCCTTATTCGACTTCTTTAAAGAAGGTATCTTAAACCAATGTTTCATTGTTCAACAATAAAGGCAACCGCCGTTATAATACAGCAATTGCCTCCACAGTGATCACGTTCTAAAAGTGGGTATGGTGTAACTTCACACCATGAAGGCTATTGCCTGCTACAAAGGAACAAATTAATTTATTCATTAACAAACAATTTAAATATTATTTTTGTTTAATCTAAATTAAAATAACAGATTATACAACATATATTTTATTAACCTTTTTCCCATGTGGATACAACCTGTTTGATATCTTCGCTATTGTCTTCTTGGGAGAATGGGATAGAGAGTAGGGCGTGGATTGAACGGCTGCTGTGTTTTTGCTGGCGGTCGTTCTTTTTTTTGTGTTCTTATTTGCTAAAGAGGGAACCAATATTTATCTTTGTGGAAGCGTGTGAAGATGCACGCCACATTGATTATGACGAAAGGACATACTACATATTTGATAAAGCCAAGAGCTTGTTGCGGATTAGTTTCCGTGGCAGGCTCTTTTTTGTTTTGTATGACCAAATAAAGAAGACATGCCTCTGTAATAAGAAGTATTGCCAATTCTTAATACAGATGATGAATTACTAAACGCAAAAATGCGTTTAGATTTTGTATCAACGACTTACGAAGATTCAATATGCAAAAGTAATTAAAAACGTTGATAATTAATGTGATGCAAAAGTGCAGGACATGTTTGTTAAATATATAATAAGAAGTAATATGCTAGTTGTAGGAAAAGTTTCGTCTGCTCTTGAAATGAGTGAAATTATGGTTTACGAACATCCACTATTTGGTAAAGTTCGTATGTATGTTGAAAATGGTAAAAGTTGGTTTTGCGGAATGGATATTGCCACTTCTCTACAGTATTCAAATCCATCAAAAGCAATTATAGATCACTGTAAACCAGCCTCCATAACGATTCGGGAAGTAGGGGTACAAACTGGATTAAAAGCAGATGGTACGCCAGCTATACAAATGAAATCAATGAAGTTTATCAGCGAAGGCAACATCTATCGCTTGATAACCAAAAGTCAGATGCCGAAAGCTGACGAGTTTGAGAGTTGGATATTTGATGAGATTGTTCCTTCGGTGGTAAATACAGGTAGTTACTCGCTTCATTCTCAGTATAACGTCCCTCAGTCTTTTGGAGAGGCTCTTATGCTAGCTGCCCAACAGCAAATGAAGATTGAGGAGCAACAGAAACAAATAGAACAGAAGACCGAGCAACTTGATGAGTCCAAAGAATGGTACAGTATCAAGCGTTGGGCAAAGGAGCATAATATGAACTGGCGTTCCATCAACTGGCGAAGAATGAAAGCGTTATCTTATGGATTGGGCTACGAGATCAAGAAGATATTTGATGCCAACTATGGACAGGTGAATATCTATCATATTAATGTGTTCAAAACTTACTTTCAATGAGAGATGTAATCTACAATTTTATCAACGAGCACATGATGATACATATTGTGCTTATAGCCTTGTGTATTGCAGCTACAATGGGGGCTATGTTAGTAGACCTTATCACGGGAGTAATGAAAGCCAAGCAACGGGGGGAGGCAAGAACATCCACGGGGTATAAGAAAACAGCCGTCAAAGCGAAGAAGTATTTCACCCCGTTCATAGAATTGTGCTTCATTGACCTGTTATGCTGCGTAGTTATCCCCTTCCCTATTTTTTCAATGATTTGGACGGGTTACTGCATTTTCTGTGAGTTTAAATCAGTCCGTGAAAAATCATGGGAAAAAGCGGAGTTGCGCAAGGCTGAGAAGACAATGAGTGTGATTATCGAGAACAAGGATGATATTGCCAAGATCATGGCTCAGATACTATTTGACAACGAAAATAAAAAGGAGGATAAAAAATGAAGTATTTTACAATTGCGGAACTCTGCAAGTCAACGACTGCTGACCGCTTGGGTATCAACAACAGATGCAGACAGGAGCATGTGACTGCTCTAACTGCCTTGGTGGATAACGTACTGGACCCGTTACGCACATGGTGGGGAAAGCCTATAACAATAAACAGTGGCTATCGCTGTCCGGAACTTAATGCAGCTGTCAAGGGAAGCAAGACCTCGCAGCACATGAAAGGGGAAGCTGCTGATATTGATACTGGAGACCGTCAGCAAAACAAGTTGTTGTTTGAATATATCCGCAAGAACCTGCCCTATGATCAATTGATTAACGAAAGCAATTTTGCATGGGTGCACGTCAGTTATCGAGCTGACGGTGCCAATAGAAAACAAGTGTTAAGTTTATGAAACAAAAGATCTATATATGGATTGCGGTAGCGATAGCATTGCTATTGCTGTTTGGATCATGCCGGAGCATAAGGTATGTCCCGGTGGAGACAATAAGGACTGACAGTATTTATCTTACCGTGCATGAACGTGATTCCATTCACATTAAGGATTCTGTCTATGTAAAAGAGAAAGGCGATTCAGTATTAGTTGACAAGTGGCATATAGTCTACCGTGACAGGACAATTCGCGATACAACCTATATAGAGAAGGAGAAAGAGGTAGAAATTCCCTATCCTGTGGAGAAGGAATTAACATGGTGGCAGAAGACAAAATTAGAACTAGGAGAGTTATCTATAGGTGTTATATTAGTATTGCTAATCGTAGTCATTTGGCTGATAAAGAAGAAGGGAGGTGCAAGATGAGATAGCAACATCAAGTATTATTCGCCACAGGTAGAAGTGTGGCATATAATAGAAAAACTCATTTAATAAAAGTAATTCTTTCAGGGGGCAGAATTAAAATAACCCCCGACACTTGAAGTTTAACGCCAATCAAACTTTAAAGCATACAAAAGCATACATAGGTAAGTGTCAGGGGTAGTAATATCCTTACTTATTTCCTACGTATGCTTTTGTCATGATTGTATTTGATTGGCAAGGCAAAAATACAACAAAAATTTAAACCACAATGTGTAAGTCTGAAATTTTTGCCAAAATAATAGCTCTTGTTTCTAAAGGAACAGAAATACCTACCGAATTAATAGTAAGTGACAACCGTGTCACAGAGATTGTTAACGCTAGATATATCCTTGTATATATTCTATACGAAAAAGGATTTTATCCATCTCAGATTTCTTCTCTCATTCATAAAACTAAGCGTTCAGTGAACTATATGATATCAAATTTTCATATACGTCTAAAAAGTGAAAAAATGATGAGAATATATTGGGATAATATAAAGAATTTGTTGGGAAACAACTGATTCCTCATGAGATATGATATATATACTTTTGTGAACGGTCGATTTTGACCGGGATACAAAATACAAATACTTATGGAACGAACTTATGTTTTTAACCAAGACGGTGGAACCGGAGCAAACAATGGTCTGCTTGCGTCCATTCTTCCGTCCTTGCAGAGCCGTGGAATTGACACAGGCTATCTGATGGGGCTGATGGGAGGAAATGGAAACGGCGGCTTTTTCGGAAACAATGGAGGTTTTCAGGACATCATTGCATTGATTGTGATTGCAGCCATCTTCGGTAACGGAAACTTTGGATTCGGTGGCAACAACAATAAGGGTGCCGATGAAGGAAGAGAAATGATCATGCAGACACTTAACCGGAACGGTGTGGACATTGCATCATTAGCCCAAGCTGTTAACACCTCTTCAGACCAAATCCTTGCTGGTATTAACTCTGTATCACAGGCAATCTGCGGTCTCGGTAACCAAATGGGTCAGAACACCAACAGTATCCTGACTGCGATTATGCAAGGTAACAACGCTCTGACATCTCAGATCTGTAGCTGTTGCTGCGATATGAAACAGCTTGTAACCACACAAGGATACGAGAGTCAGCTTGCAATGTGCAACCAAACTAACGCATTAATCAACACTGCTAACCAAAACACATTGTCATTGCGTGACGGTGCTACTGCCAACACGAATGCTATCCTTGCTAAACTTGATGCAATCCAAAATCAGGCATTGCAGGACAAGATCGCATCTCTTACTGCGGAAAAGGCTACTTTAACAGCCGAAATATCCCAGCGTAATCAGAACGCCACTATCCTGAGTGCAGTAGGACAACAGATTGCTCCTTTGGCAGCCGGATTGCAGGCATTACAAAGCGATGTTGATGGAATCAAATGCAAGCTCCCCAATACTGTGAGTGTTCAATACCCCAATTTAACCGCTATTAATACAGATTGTTTCCGTGCAGCCGCCTACGGTGCATATATGGGTGACGCTGTATACGGACGTAGTGGATGTGGTTGCAACAACTACTGGGGTTAATCCGGTAAGAAAGGAGGTAGATATGTGGCCTAACTTTTTTACAGGATTCCCATTCCCATCAATCGGAAGAGCAAACTTCAATACTCTTCCTACGGTGGCTGTGACAGTCGGTACGGAGAATGTTACTCTTGAACTCCCTAACCATGCGTTCCGTAACAGGGATTATGTTGGGGGATTCTATATCAGTCTCCGACAAGCTATACCTGCCGGTACAACTGCTACACTTCCGATATTGATAGGAACTAATGGGGACACAAGACCGTTGATGGCTTATAACAATGAGCCTGTGACTGTTGCAAACTTGGCTGGAACCGGCATCTATGAGATTCATTATAACAAGTACACCAACGAATTGTATCTTGTTAATGGAGGGTACAGACCGACAACGGCTCCGGCTCCTACAGTAGAAACCGCTTCTTTACGGAGCAAGTAATAATTAACATGGAGTTTTGTGGTGGTTCCCAAAATGGGAATAGCCACACTCCTTAAAATTAAACAATCATGTTTCAATCACTTCGTACCAATAACCAATTGTATATACTTCATAAGGATGCTAACCCGTTTATCGAATACGGCCCGGTGGTCAGCGTTTCCGCTCCCAAGCCGAAATATCCTATGGCATCCCCTATGGGACAGTTGCCCCAAATGGAAATGGTTGTGGATGTTGTTGTCTGCATCAACGGGCAGAACACGACATTCCAAAATCTTCCTGCCGGCATGGATATAGCCGACTTCGGACAGAACGGGAATATCGTAGTGTCATGCTCGCGTGATGCTATGAATAACGAGGTCGCTTCTATGAAACAGAAAAGCATAGACATCATCAACAGTATGGACTTCCACAATTCCGTCATTGCAGGGTGTGACAAGATGCTTACGCTCTTGAACCCTGAATTTGCCGAGAAACAACGTCAGGAGCAGGAAATATCCTCTCTGAAAGGGCAAATGGCGGAAATGAGCAAGAATATGTCTGACCTTATGGATTTGAACAAACGGCTCATGGAACAGCTCGGAGTGGTTGAAACATCCAAAACAAAGAAATGATTATGGGAATGTGGGAAATATTAGAAGAAGGGCGTGACGATTACGGACGCGGCTTCGGTATGAGAGGTGACGAGGTGGAGGAAGCCTATAAGGAAGGCTGCCGCAAAGGTTACGAAAAAGCCATGAGAGAAATGCGCGGAGAAATGGGTTTCCGTGATGGTGGAAGAAGTTATTCAGGTGGTGGAAGCTCATCCGGCATGGATGAACGCAGATACCCCGGATACTTTCCTGAATATCCGCGTATGGATGACATGGGCGAACGCAGACGCAGACGCGCTAACGGTGAGTTTTATTAATGGTGGAGGGGTGAAATGCCCCTCTTTTTAAATAAAGGTTATGGAACAGAGATTGGATACATACAGCAGATTTCCATCGGGCATGAGGGAATATCTGGAAGCATACGGCTTTCATTTCAGCAAGAAACTTTATGAATGGGCCGTTTCAAAAATGAAGGTGAAAGACGAAGCCACGGGCAAAGAGAAAAAGCTGGAGCCGTGGAGCAAAGATGAAGTGGACGATATGCTGAAAGCGAACGGAATTACCATTGAGCACGACAAGGGTTATGACGTTGCTTATGTCGCAAACATGCTGAAAGCGGATTTCTATAAAAAATCATTGGTTGACGAGGCTCACTTATGCAAGCATATAAAATGCTACCTTGATGATATTGATGGCGATCCTTGCAGGGCGTTTGACGAGTTCTTTGCCACCTGTATAGGTAAAGGGATTCCTGTAATCTGGTCGGATGTGATATGATTATTCAGGAGTTCTACATACCGAAATATGGAGACTGGCACGTCAAAGTGTATTATGCGGTACACACCTATTGGGCGGATCGGATCATTATGGACCTGTACCGTATAGGATGCAGGGGGGATTCCCTCAAGCGTGCGTATCGCAATCTGACCGAAGGCAGAATGAATACCGGTCTAACCTATTCGGACTACAGGAGAAGAGAGACAGTAATGGTTATCTCACTAACCTCTACCCCCGAAGAGTTTCAAAATTCGTGGGACCACGAAAAAGGTCATTTGTGCCGGCATATCTCCAAGGCTTTCGGGATTGATCCTTATGGAGAGGAAGCGCAATATCTCAGTGGATATGTCGGTCAAAAGATGTTTCCTGTAGCCAAAAAGTTCTTATGTGAACATTGCAGAAAAGGACTGGAAAAATAATAATCGAACAGAAGCGTTCTTTGACTTGTTGGAATTACCGCTAAATTAAAAGTGTTAATAGCTATCTTTGATATTGTCATATTGATATAATTACCTATATTTGCACCATATAGGAGTGCTGGTATGTACAACAGCATCACCTTTCACTATAATAAGGAATTTACAGGGACATCGTAATTAGAGAGCCTTCTGTAAATATTGGTATTATTTTCTTGTACTATGAATAAAGTAATTAATATTCCAAATGCGGATAGAGATGAACGAATAGGTAGTGTTTTCAATCATTTATTTTCTGTCATTTTTGCGAATGAACAAATAAGGGATAATGATGTTCCTGTTTGGGATTTTTCAAATACCTCTTTTTTTCATCCATTCTTTTTGTTCCCATTTGCCATATATAAAAGCAAATGTAAGAACGTACAGTGTAAAAATGTGGTTGGATATATGAGAAACTATTTAGAATGTGTTAAGTTCTTTGATATGCTGACAATAAAAGATGACATGGACCTAAATAGTGCGTTGAAAGAATATTTAGGGAAAAGTTATATCCCTATATGTCGCTTTAGTCGATTGAATAAGAATATAGATTCAATGCAGACCATTATTCAAGGAGTTATTGAAAAACAGAAAAATTTAGATTTAAAACTTAAAACTCCACTTTCGTATTTGATTAGTGAATTAATTTGCAATATAAATCAACATTCTGATAGTGATTATGGTTATATATATACGCAATATCTGAAACGTGAGAATTGTTTGGATATATGCATAGCTGATGATGGAATAACAATTTATGGAAGTTATGTCAAGTCACAAAAGATGCTTGATAAGATAGGTGACAATGAAGCTGAAGCATTGAAATATGCAAATGAAGGATATTCGACTAAAGACCTTCCTGATGCTGAAAGTAGAGGGTTTGGTATATCATCTACTAAAAGTATGATTGTGGAAGGTCTTGGAGGGGCATTCTTTATGTTGTCAGGAGGGGCATTCCATAGGCATGATGCATCTGGCGGAAGTGATTATGTAAAATTGCCTGAAACTATTAATTGGAATGGTACGATTATACTTATGAGAATACCATTGACAGTTAGTGAAGAATTTGATTATACGAAGTATATAAAATAGGAGGTATTATGAAAGAAATAATTAAGCTTCATGATCTACTAGGATCTGAAATACGCTCACGTTCTAATGCTGAAATTTTACGAGAAAAAATAGCAGAGCATAGTGGTTCTATAATTGATTTAAGCGATGTTTCTTTTATTTCGAGATCATTCGCTGATGAACTATGTATTTTAGTTGAGAAACATATTATTCAATTACGCAATGCCAGTGGTGTTGTGCAGAATATGCTATCTGTTGTTTCTGAAAGTAGGAAGAAAAAAAGAGTTAGAAAGACTGATGATACCAAAATAAAAGAATTTGATGATATGGAAAGTTTGACATCTTTTCTGGCTACAATTTGATAAGAGTGTATTCTAGGCATATCAATTGAAAATAAATCAAAGCGGTAATTCCCAACGGTTTTACCGCTTTTTTTATGTTTATATATGGAAGAAGATAAGTTGAGCATATTGCTTGAACAGGCTGATGATGTGCCTCACTGGTATTTTTGTCGTTTACTTGCTGTGATGCGATGGAACGTATAGAGAGGTGGATATACAGGCTGATACCTCTTGTCGTGTTGGCAAGGGTGATATCGTTGTGCCTATGAACTAAAAGCGATAACTCATAAGCACAACGGATGGATTTATATAATACTGTTTAATTTTTCCGCATGTTTTTCTACTGAACTATTTAGAATTTTTGCATAAACTTGTGTGACTGAAACCTTTGTATGCCCTAGCATCTTAGACAACGTTTCGATAGGTACGTCATTTGCTAAAACAACAGTGGTAGCGAATGTATGTCGGGCTATGTGACTGGTTAAGGGCTTTTTTAAGCCAATAAGTTCAGCTATGATTTTAAGGCATCTGTTAAATGACTGTACAGTAGGGACTGTAAATTTATAATCGTATTTTTTTAATATTTCCATTGCTGGAGTAAGTATAGGTGTGTAAAATTTGGTTCCGGTCTTGATACGTTCTCCGTCTATATATGCAACTCCGTTATGTTCTACAGTACATCTGTCATAATCAAACATGTATAAGTCAACCCATGATAAGCCGGTATAGCATTGAAATATAAACTGATCACGTACTTTTTGTAATTGTCGATCATTCAACTCTACATTGCGGATAGATTGCAGTTCGTCCATTGTGAGAGGCTGTCTTGTTTTATATCTACCATGTTTATCTTTGAATACCCTGTAAGGTGTATCCTCGATAAGTCCAAGCCGAAGCGCTTCATTAATATAAGGTTTTATTCTCTTATGGTATCCATGTATTGTTGTCTGTCCTCTTGTTGGATCTTCTCTTCTTATAAACCTGTCAAATAAAGCTATATTTTCAGGAGTGATATCGTCAAATGTTTTAATTACTCCGGAGCGTTTTAGAGCTTCCAGTGCTATAAGGTGCGCTCGTTTGGTTGACCATTTAAGATCCCTTCTTTGTAACTCGTCATAAGCGAAATCTAAAAATGACGATTTAGACTTTACGTGTTTTTCGTTATAAAAAATATTAAAGTTTTTTAGATTGATGTCTTTTCCTTCTTTTCTTATATTTTTGATAATATCATCAAACTTTTTTACATATTGGGTTATTGCTTTATTTAATTGTTTGAATTTAGCGTGACGTACCACAAATTCTCCATCCCATTGGTTTGAATACAGTTCAATGTCTGTTGAGATCCATTTCCTTTCTGTACGTGAGAATTTAATTTCAATTTCAACCTTAGCTGATTTCTCCGGTGTTGCTTTCTTTTTTCTGTCGAATACCGGCTTGATTTTCCATGTTTCCATACTGTTTCTTTTTAGTTTATAATTTGTTAATTATGGTAAATGTGATACCAAGTGTGATACCAGCTGTGATACCAGGAACAAATTGGTATCACAAATAGTTCAACAGTGTAATGATAAGTAATGCACAGTAACGGCAGTAATCATTAGTAAGATTACTTAAACACGTTGAAGATCAGTCGATTAGGTTTGTAAGATATTGATTTATAGCCTATTGGCGTAAAATAAAAAAAAGGGGCATTTTGAACCCCCTTGAGCCGAAACCGGGAATCTAACAAATTATTTATAATCAACTGATTAAGCGTTGTTTTTTGCCACTGGTATCACATAACTAAAATTTTAAACGCGGTTTTAAGCCCTGTAGAGGGCTTTTTTATGTTATTGTGATACCAATAAATACCGTTTTAGTTAAAATTTATGTCGTTTAATAGTGATTCTAAAGCGTTAATTCTTTCCTTAAATACTTCTATAGAGTTAACCTCGTCTCGATTCAATCCCTTAATATTTATATTGCATGAATTACAATACTCTGAATCTGAAGATGATTTATGCCCATTCTGGCAAATAAATCTCTCTTTCTCTTTTCCTAGCAGTCCTCCTTTAGCTAGTTCTATCTTTCCTGTATCCGGCAAGTTTGTCAATTTTTCATAGATTTTATGCATTATATTTAAATCTTTATCTGTGTAACTGGATGAATAACAAAGTAATAAATCTAAAGCACCATGAAGGTTAGTATTGCACATATCAAGTATTTTATTAGGAGAGAATAGGAAACAGTTAGATATAAGATATTTCATTCCAATCTTGTCAGAATCATATTTCTTATAAACCTTGTCAATTACTATATCTTTATCTAATAAAGGGATAAAACTTTCTACAAATTTTATATTATCTTCATAAGCCTCAGATGAATTTCTATAAGTTGTATATCTATCTAATAAATTATCTAATATATCAATCTGAGGATTATCTAGTAAAAATTCCATCCATTGGATTTTTATTTCCTTACCGTCATTAACATTTTTTACCACATTCCTTCTATAAATTTCCTTATATATGGCGTCCTGTGATATTACTAAGTGATCTGAATCAGTCCCTTTTGATTCTTTTGATTTTTCTAAAACACAAGCAGTTCCTGAAGCAGACACCATAAACATTGATTTGTCTTTTCCGGATATCTCATCAAAATCAATTTTAAGCCCTACTATACCATTAGCTCCTAAATCTTTAGCCTTACGTTTTAATTCTTTTATAACATCTTCATAGAGTCTATCTAACTTTTTTTTGTATGAACCTGATCTACCACCAAAAAAATCAGAAAATGATGCAGCTATATCTGAGAATATATTTGTACCTACAACTGTATTAGCGCAAATTATACCTATACATTTCTGTATAGGCATTCCTTCTATTGTGTCGGTTGTTACAACCATAAAATTGTTTTTCATATTATTTTTGTAATTAGCTGTTTTATTTACTATCGTATTTTTAGATAGTTTTTCAGATATGTTTTTTATTCAAGTTTATTGTCTTACCAACAATATTCTGTTCCATTTTTTCCTTATTGCAGACTATAAGAGTTAGATTAACATCAAAAAGAAGTCTTTCTAATCTATCATGTTGGTTATTCATCTTAATGGCAATGTCTTCTAATTTGTGTATTATATCATTGTTCATATCTAAGGTTTTTAATCTCCTTAAAAAACATGATAAGATGTTCATTTGTTTAGCTTACATTTGGTTTTTCTAACTGTTCTTTCAATTCGGTGTTTTCATTTTTAAGCACTTCGATAACATTTAGTAAGTCATCCATACGTGTTTGGTATGTTTCTATTACTTTTATAAGGACTTCGATAGTCCTTTTGCTGTCTATTTGTTCTCCATGTAAATCTATGTTAATATTTTTTGTTTCAATTTGATGTGGTGCGGATGTTTTATTAGTTTTTGATTCTAAATCAAGTGATGCTGGCTCAGATTTAAGCATCTCACCCTCTCCTGTAAGAAGCCAAATAGGATCGTATTCAGGGTATCTATTTACTATTTTACTAGCAATTGATGCTGATATCTTCTTTATTTTTTCACTTTGCAGGTCATATATTTGAGTAGGATGAACTCCTATTTCTTTGGCAAAAGGACCTGCTTTTATACTTTTAGATTCTAAAAGTTGGTTAATAATATCTTTCGCTTTCATATTAATATAGTAATTACTATCTTTGTATTGTAACACTGCAACTGTTACTTACAAATGTTTAAACTTGCCTGGCATGGCGTTTAATATATCAAAAGAGGATTCGCGTTGGTTGCAGTAACGTGGGTTCTCTTTTTAAATTTTATATTTATGAATAAAGAGTCCAATTCAGATCTTTTGCAAAACATTTCCAAACTAAGCGATGGGAATGTAATAAAGTTCCTTTTAGGTGCTTCTGAGCAAGGTAAATTTCCTCCCGAAATCTCCGACTGTATTACTAAAGTCGTGGACTACATGAATGAAAACGAGGTTCGTGTAGATCCGGGCTTCCGTTACAGCTTGAATATATCTTTATTCCGTAAGGATAAGTATTGGATAAGGACTATCACAGACAGGGTAACAGGCGAGATATTATATGAAACCAAAACCCGTCAATGCTTTCCGGATAACCGTACTATCTATACGGAGTTGGAATATGGCTTATTCGGGAGTAGTATCTATCATCCCAATTATGCTATTCAGCGAAACAAACAATGATGCAATTGTTTGTGCAAACTCAATACATTTGTTAGCCTCTTCGGGGAAATCACTTTCTAGTTTTTTCCCCATTAGTTCAAGTTCCAAGCTCATTTTTTGAATATTAGCTTTCTTTATTTCATACGCGGCTTTGAATCCTCCGAATTGGGCTATTTCATATAGCTTGCAAGTAGGATATATATCACTACAATCCCAATATTGAGAAATATTTTCTTTTATTATGTATCCTTTTTCAAAGAAGTCCATAATCACCATTTCAAATTGTTTCCCATTAATTTTTAAATTGGGAACATCATTAGGAGTAAAACAGAATGTTTTTCTTTCATGAGCCGCCATATCAAGGATCGCTTTCATTATTTTATCCTTTTCCTTAGGAGTTATAGCCCCACAAAAGTTGCGTTCGTTTGAATGTTGAATGTCAATCATATCACCTCCTTTTTTTATCGCGTAATTTTATCTTTCTTATATTCAGCCTTTTATGTATTATATTATTTAGATCATGTTCTAAATAATAGTTTTTTATATAGTTTTTACTATAATATATTTGCCAGTAATAGTAATTACTATATCTTTGCAATGTGAAAACGAACTGAATACAGTTTTATTTCGCAACGGCAATAATTAATATACAAATATATGAATAAAATAGGAAGAACCAAAGAAATCCCACGGATAATCGTTCCACAAGGTGCACAGAAACACATCGCATCTCATTTCGGGGTTAGCGGTGAAACAGTACGCAGAGCATTAAAGTACATTATCAACACTGAACTTGCAGTAAGAATAAGGGAAGAGGCGATAAAGAATTATGGTGGTGCAGAATCCATTATCAGAGTGAAAATATAAATATTCAAAGGTTATGATGACAAGAACAGAAATGAATATGCTCACGGAAAGATTTGCAGAAGTGACGGGAAAACAGAATGATTCTGTAATGAATTCTGCTAGATGCGCAGAATATCTAGGAATATCTCAAGGGGCTTTAAGAAAACGCGTTCATGATGGTACTATCCCATATACTAAAAAGGGCAAACTGTTGTATTTCTCTAAACAAGATGTAAATAAATACTTATTAGATAAATAAAAAATGAGCAAAGCAACCGATTTTATAAATAATAAATGCTACCAGCTTGGTAATCCGGTAGAACCGTTGATTTTTAAAGCTGACGCGCTGGAAGCTATTAGTATTGCATGCAAGGAGATAGAAGAAAGAACTGTGATAGTGTACCGGCAGTTATGTCCTTGTTTTCAAAGGGGGAAATGTAAGCATTATCCTCACAACCAAAAACAAGGTAGTCAAATATGTGATATGGAATGTGATCGTATAAGTTATCTAAAGAAACAATTGGCTTGTATTTCAGCAGACAAATAAATATATCCCCTCCCGTAAGATTCGGGGTAACAACCGGTTTAAGCCGTTGAGGGGAACTGTTCAAAGTTCTTTCACACATTGTAAATGTTTATATGGTGTAACTCATAAGCCATATAATGCAGACAAACGGACTGATTATAGGAGTCAATACCAGCAGGGATGCCGTGACGTATTGAGGGTCTATAATAATTGATTGAACATACTTTCGGTGCACCGATTTGTCCTTAGTGCATTAAGTAAACTTGGTTGGGCACAAGTACCGCCGGAAGGTCTAATATATCCCCTCCCGTAAGATTCGGGGTAACAACCGGTTTAAGCCGTTGAGGGGAACAATATAAAAATGCATATTATGAAAACAGCTAATTTTATCCTGTCTATATTTGCCGCACTATGCTCCTTAGGAATGATTTATGGTGCGATAGTTACGGAAAGCCCTATAAAATCCGTATCGGTGATTATATTTTCCATTATCTCATTATTGTGTGTGAGATTGGTGGTAATGACATACAGAGAGTTAAAGGAATATGAATGATTTTTTCATCTAGTTTTTTTGTTATTTTCATAAAGTTAATGTTGTCTGTCCGTGCCGGTATGTGAATATAGGTACGGAATTTCACCGTCCATGGTTGGTACTGTCTAAGGTAATAAACATAAATAATTATCTGTTCTAATCTCTACTTTCATTTAACGGATAGTATGGCGGTCCGATTCCGCTGACGGTGGCTGTAAGTTATCATAAGTGATAGATTAAGTCGTTTAGGTTTTGCTCCTGTAGTCTGTGAAGATAGCAGGAGTTTTTTAATTGGAAACAAGTTAAGTTATCATGAATAAAGATATTATAAAAATGAAAGCCAAGGAGTATGCGGATGGTATACGAGGGCTTACCCATAAAAAGACAGCATCAGTGGATTTTGAGAAAGGTGCTCAATTTGTTTTGGAATCCATGAAATGGAGGAATGCAGAAAAAGATCCTCCACCATTGGACACAAGAGTGCTTGTGAAGAGTTCCGGGAAATTTGTGAATACCGGGATGTTGGTATTCGATAGTGAGCATAAGAAGAATATTTGGATATGTGGAAATACTAACCGGGCATGGGACATTGATTTTTGGAAACCATTGCCGCAATAATATAAATATCATGGAAAAGAAATATCAAATAACAAGTTACCAGCTTGTGTATGCCAGCGGTGGCAGGGATACTGTAAAATTGTTCATGCCTGTTATGGTGGATGATTTGGAAAAATACCGTAACAGTATCCGTGCGACACATGAATGTATCGGTGTAAATCTTACTTATACCGAACTGCCATGAATCCATACATAGTTCAAGGAGTAACGCTTGTGTTTTATGACGGTGAACGTGAGGAACTGTCTGTATTGGATAGTAAGATTACTGACAGACCTCCCAAACTTCTTAAAGAACAGATTCTTGACGGATTTTCCAAGATGGAGAATCCTCCGGTTAAAGTTGAACTTAAAATAAAATGGTTATGAAGAAAGGTGATAAAGTACGTGAGATAGGTGATACGTTGACAGGTACAATAGTTTATATCGCTAACGGATATGCTGATGTCAAATATCCTAATATGAAAGGTGTATGCTCATTGCCGATCCAATTTCTTGAAAAGGTATGAGAACTATAAGCCAGATAAGCGATGAATTGGAAAAGCTTTATTCAGAGCTTGATATAGTCCAGTCAATGAGTGAGGAATCGGTAAGGCTCACATTCAATGCTGAATGTAAGGGCAAGTATATATCCTTGCTTAATGAAGAAATCGATTCTCTAGAAAACGAACTTGAAGAAGTGGAAAGATATCATGGCAGGAAGCGGAACTTTGTAAGGACTGCGGACCTGCCTTTTTTGTGTTGGTAAAAGCGAACATTTTAAAATTTAAATATTATGCCTATAGTTAAGAAAAATGATGTTTTACCGGAGCGTCCTGTAATTATTGTATTATATGGAGTACCCGGAAGTGGGAAAACCTCAGTAGCTACAACAGCGGATAATCCTTTATTGATAGATTGCGACAGGGGGGCAGACCGCGCAGTACAACGTTGTGATACCATAATGGCTAAATGTTGGAAAGATATTGATTCAGAACGTGAATCTATGAAAGATTACAAAACAATAGTTGTCGATACAGCCAAATCAATGATAGACGATTATCTGAGTCAATATGCTATTGACAATAATTATAAATTGAAAACGAATACTTTAAAACGGTTTGGGCAGATGGGCGAGGACTTTAAAGAGTTCGTCAACTTTCTTCGCTCGAATGGTTCTGACATTGTTTTTATATGCCATGACAAGGAAACGGCAGACGGTGATGTGATAAAGCACTCTCCGGATTGCACAGGGCAATCAAAAGACCTGCTTGTCAGGATAGCTGACCAAGTTGGATATGTATTCATACAAAATGGGAAGCGTTCTATTTCATTTGCACCGTTGGATAATTTTGTAGGCAAAAATGTAGCAGGACTTGGAACTGTGGTAATACCTGATTATGGAACAACCGAGTTTGATACATGTATGTCTGACATTATATCGAAAGTGAAGATATCAATTCAAGGAAAAGGAGAAGCACAAGCAAAAGCTAATGAACAGCTTGCGGCAATACGTGAACAGCTTGCCGCCGCAATGACCGATGAAGATATTCTTGCCTTGATGGAGGCTACAAAACTATTACCTAAAATTATGCGAGTACCCTTCTTTTCTGAGATGCAGAAGAGTCTTGCAGCAAAAGGATTCACTTTCGATCAAGATAAAAAGTTATTCGTGAAAGTATGATACCGCTAATTCGCGTAACAATTTTAGAAGCATTCCGAAAGTACATAGAGCAAAGCGATTATGCCAACTATGAGATAACGGAGCAATCCGTTATTGACAGTATAACAGGCAAGTTCACGGGTAATGTGTATACAAAAATTGGACAGGCATTTCATAAAATAGTGGAAGAAGGTACACCGAAATGTGATAAAGTAGATGCAGGAGAACGTACCTTCCTCCATTATAATAAAGAACAAAAAGAGCCTGTTCCTTGTGGTAGATCCTTTGACATTGAAGGTGATAAAGTGATTATGGATATTGCACAATGCAAGACCGCGCTTTCCTATCGTAACGAATACCCGAATGCTTTTCATGAGATAAGACTGTATAAGGATTTTGGAGATGCTATTATAACAGGATGTGCCGATATGGTGAATGGTGTGGAGATCAGGGACATTAAGACTAAATATTCTTATCCTACCGATGCCGATTACATCAATTCTTGCCAATGGCGATTTTATCTCCAGCTATTCAATTTAGACGTGTTTCACTTTGACTTGTTCATCTTTGAAGGATACGACAAAGATAAGCATGGATATGATGTCAGAGGACTTCCATTGAAACGCTATGAGCCTGCTATTACATGTTATCGTTATGATGGTATGGAGCAGGATAATATGAATCTATTACACTCTTTTTTAGAGTGGGTAGAATACAGAGATTTAACCAAGTATTTATTAAAAGAAAAAATAGAAAATTAATTATGGCAATTTTAAGTGGTTCTATCTGTCTCTCTGATATACCTCGTGAGCAGATGAAGAAAATTAAGTGTAAAGATGGAGTTGAAAGAATCTATGTGAATGTGGCTGTTATCGAGCGCAAAGAGAAATCCCAGTTCGGGCATACGCATTTCATCACTTGTTCTCCTAAAAGAGAGGAGCGCATTGAAGGGAAGTCATATATTTTTGGAGACCTCAAAGAGTTTGTACCCCAGAATACATCACCCACCCCAGAGGATATAAATAGTGCTCCTAGCGTGTCGGATGATGATGACCAATTACCATTTTAGCCTATGAAATACGATGGTTCCAATCCTCTCCACGTCCAGCAGGCAAGAGCGAAGCTGGAGAAGTTGATAAAGGAACAGAAGGTATTTGAACTGACTGAGAAGAAACCCCAAAGGTCATTGAGCCAGAACAAATACCTTCATGTCTGCCTTGCTTATTTCGGTTGCCAAATCGGTGAGACGATGGAATATGTAAAGCGGAACTATTACAAGATTCTCTGCAACCAAGACACTTTCGTCCGTGAGAGAGAAGACAAGTTTTTGGGTCGGATAAAGTATCTACGAAGTTCTTCTGATCTTGACAGCGCGGAGATGAGCCTAACTATTGAGCGGTTTCGGAATTTTTCGAGTGCCCAATGTGGTATATATATCCCATCTCCAGACGAAGAACGTTTGATTCAGTTGATGGAGATAGAGGTTGAACAAAACAAATTTCATATTTAAATGAAACTTACTTTGACAAAACAAGAAGTGCTTCTCATCCAGTTACTTCTTCATATTTATAAAAACGAGTTGCCCGATGACGTAACAGAGAAGCATGGACGTTTTGTCGGGAAGTTGTACAAGAAAATCAAAAGACAAGTTATTAATCAATTAAAGTAATAAAATTATGGAATCGAATATTTCGCGGGATCATATTGCGCTTGAAGCAATGAAGTGCATAATGATGACAGCAAAACGCAGGAGAACTTTATGGAACAGAGTTATAACATTGTTTTTCCCATCCGAAGAAGAAAGTGTTATAAACTACAATCATGAAGGACAGGCTAAAGCAGCTTATCAGATAGCTGATGCAATGATTAAGGAACGTAACAAGACAAAGGAGGAATGATATGTATTACGAGGTAAAGTTAAAGGTGATGAAACCTAACAAGGACGGTCTTGAAAAAGAAGTAAAAGAACACTTCATTACAGACTGCTCACTTTTTGCAGAAGCGGAAGCCAAAGGGATCGAACAGTACGCATCCGATAATATGGAATCTGATGTCTTCTCCATTTCACGTTCAAACATCATTGAGATAATCAACGAAAAGACAGAAGACAAACCATTCTTCAAGGCTACCATTGTAGATACTCAGATTGATGAGAACGGCAATAAGAAAGAATTGAAATACTATAATTTGGTTTGCGCAAAGGATTTAAAGGAGGCAAACACTTTGATGGAACAACACCTTTCACAAGGTTTGTCTGATATGAGATTGGATGCGATTGTTAAAACCAAAATAATTGATTTGATTTAGTTATGGAAGAATTTATTTCAGATTGGTTCATTCCGATGGATTTCGGAAATGACCTTCCGGACGAAGAACCTAACGGTGAGGATAATTTTAGATTCATTTCTTTATAAACTTTATGCTTTCCCGGTCTGTGAAGATAGGGTGGGCAAACATGGGATAAAATGGTCATAGGGTGCTAAGACTAATGAATGGAAATTTCAAGTGTACATAGAAATGGAAGTCATCAAGACCGTAGCTGAGAGTAATACATTTGTTGAGTAGTTTAAAGATCATAGGATAGCCAATCTATGGACGAAAGCGAGAAATCAGACGATACTTGTGTAGGTTCGACTCCTGCTTATCCCTCATAAATGTGAGCCACACATAAATGGCATGGGTTAATAAATAATGGTTGTGCCCCGGAGAATACGCTTCGGGGCTTTTAATTGGAATGAAACATATAAGCAAAAAACAAAGTACAATAAACCGTAAACTTGCAAGGATAAAAAGGGATCTACCGCAGTATTGCTGTATTTGCCACAAATATACATCCACACCACAGTTGATGCACCTGTTACCTAGATCACTTTATCCTGAATACATTACGGAAGAATGGAACTTGCGAATTGGCTGTCCTGAATGCCATAGCAGGTATGACAATGACCGTTATTTCCGTAAACAGCAAAAGGAAATAGTAGAAACAATCCGTCAACACGATGAGTTGGCGGCAAATAGATATTTTGGATTATGATATACGATAAACAAATTATAAGGGGGAAAATCCCTTCAAAGTCGAATTGTTACAAGATAGTAGCATTATACGGGCACGGTTCTTTAGCAAAACAGAATGTACTTAAAAAGTATGAACAAACTTTCTACGCACAATGTGGATTAAGGGACAAGAATATAAAAGGTTTCTTTAAACTAACAGTGGATGTATATCACGAAAATTTGCGTCCTGATCTTGATAATGCTTTCAAAATTTTACTTGACTGTCTACAAGGATGCAAGGCGATAAAGAACGATCGGCAATGTATGGAGATTAATGCACGAAAGCTGATTGATAAGCTTAATCCAAGGATAGAATTTATAATTGAGGAAGTTGAATTATAATACTAAACTTTTATGGAACAAAACGAATTAAACGAATGGCATAAGTTGTCAGAACAGATTATTGACTTCGTTGTCAATTGCAGCGATGATGTCAAACCATATATCATTGGGCAATTGGAAACCTTAACAGAACACCTAAAAGATTAAGCAATGACAAAGGATAGTTTTATCATATATAAATCTTTCTACAAACCTATATCAAGATTATCAGACAAACAGCTTGGGCGATTATTTCGTGCAATTTTCAAGTATCAACTTGGCGAGGAGGTTACGGTAGAGGAGGACATTGATATGGCATTGGGTTTTTTCATCAATCAATTTGAGATAGACGAAACTAAATATCATGGCATTGTCGAGAGAAACCGAAACAACGGGCGTAAAGGTGGTGCTCCTATAGGAAATTGCAATGCCAAATCAAAACAACCCAAACAACCCAGTGGGTTAAACTCAACCCAAACAACCCAAAACAAGCTTAATGAAAATGATAATGAAAATGATATAGATAAAGAATCTCCTAACGGAGATAAGAAAACAATTCCCAAAAACAAGGAAGTTGATTTGTCTTTTGTTTCGGAAGATTTTAAGGGCATATTCAAGGAATGGCTTGAATACAAGAGAGAAAGAAAAGAAAACTATAAATCGGAAAAATCCCTAAAAATGTGCTACAACCGATTGCTAACATTGAGTGGAAATGATTGCAATAAAGCAAGGCTTGTGGTTGAGCAGTCGATTGCAAGTAATTATGCGGGATTATTTGAATTAAAAAATTATGAAGCAAGACAAAATACAGACATCTACGAGCAGAAGCGAATTGATTCTGAGCGGAGAAAATCTAGACTCATGGCTGAGTTCGCAGAAGCGGATGCAAAATTCCTTGCAGAACAAGAAGCTAAACGAAAAGCAGTTGGCTCTACTGGAGAAATACCCAACACCATCCCGGATGGCGGTTGATTACAATCCTGATTTGCAAGGCAAGCTGGCAAAATCAAATCTTACACTTGCGGATATTGCCTTGAATGATAATATACCTTCGCTTGCAACCATCCGTTCTGTGTACGGTGAAGACAACGCACTTAGGTGGCTGAAAGTACAGTTTGATAGCCTTAACGATTACGCCGAGCAGGGAAAGGGTATAACCGACACACAACTGGATGAACTTTGTATTCTTGTCCTAGGTGAATACTATTGGATGAATTTGGCTGAAATATGCAACTTCATATCCAGATTCAAATTAGGGAAATATGGGCAATTTTATGGAGCTATTGGTCCGATGAAGATTTCATGCTCTCTTCTGGAGTATGTTAAGGAACGTAGGATTGACATTGATCGGCATGAGCGTGAACAATACAGAATCCAACGTGAAAAAGAAATAGAAGAGCGTGGAAATAACAGAATCTCTTATGCTGAATATCAAGAGTTGAAACGCCGGGCTGAATCCGGAGATGAGGAAGCCAGAAAAATGCTGATGTCACCATGAGTATGCCAAAGAAAGTAAAACCGGGAATTGTATATGTCAAATGCCGGAATTGCAAGAATGCCTCGGACTTCGGGGATAATTCTGCGTATTGTAAGGCTAAAGGACATAGAGTGTGTGCCTGTGACAGATATGGGCAAATATGCAATAGTTTTCAAAAAAAAGAATTATAACGAAATAGGAGAAAATTATGAATATCGAGATGCAGACAAAGATACGTGAATGGGAAGCGGAACGCGACAGAAACCTGCGCATACATTGTCCTCTTGTAGCTGCCAAGTTTCAAAGATGGATTGATAGGGCGAAGAAAGAGGACGATAGACCGCATTCCCAGCCCTGTGACAAGAATTTCAATAAGAAAGCTTGTAATTGATGCTTTCATGTAAGAAAATTCATTGTACGGCTCTAAAATAGGTTGTACAAACAAGCAGAGAAAATAAAGTCAAATAAAAAAACGGAATATATTTTGGCATTTCAGAAAATGAGTGTATATTTGCAGCGTTCATCATACATACAGGCGAGTGAGGCTCGCTATTCAGTGGGCATTTTTTATGTCTGCAACGCTGCTACATATATTGCGGCTATCTAACCCCGTGTGGAGTGTTAATGCACCCACAGCCTGTATGGTGATGAACGACGGGAAGTGGATAGCCGTTTCTCTATCCTAAAATGCCTATAAAATCGTTCATCATTATGGCAGAAAACAACAATTTGGGAGAACTACTCCCTATCAGAGAGACCAACGGACAAAGAGCCGTTAATGCACGTGACTTACATGCTTTCTTAGAAAGTAAGCAAGATTTTTCGACTTGGATTAAAAACCGTATCGAACAATACGGATTTATAGAGAACCAAGATTACCAAATTCTTGCTCCACAAAATTATGGAGCGAGTTGGGGAGGAAACAATAAGATAGAATACGCTCTTTCCATTGATATGGCAAAAGAGCTATCTATGGTAGAAAGAACACAGAAAGGGAAAGAAGCCCGTTCTTACTTTATCATTTGCGAAAAGATTGCCACCAATAAAGCAATCGGGGGAAATAGTAACTCCAAACAGTCATTAGTCCTGAAAGACCAGCTCACATGGGTAAAGGAAACAAAGAAGCTTCTAAGCCTTGACAATCATTCCACTTTAGGTATGCTTCAAAAGATTGCAGACCCTCTCGGATTACCATTACCCGAATTTGTTGATGAGGAAGCGGCACTCCCCATATCGGAACTCTTCAAAAAGAAAAGAATCTTGAATAAGAAGGGAAAGTATATGAGCGGAATAGAAGGGAACAAAAGACTGCTTGAAGCCGGATTAGTAGAACAGGTATCAAGATACAGTATAAGTAAGGGGAAAGATGTTCTCCAATGGGTTATAACAAAAAAAGGCGAGAAGTATGGGAAGATGCACCAGCACAAAGACGCTTCATTCCCATCACCTGAATGGTTTTTGAAGACAGCTGATGAGCTTATGAGTTTACTTGGTCTTTCAACCATGGAGGAACTGCCTTATGCAAACTGACAAAGATTACGATCTAACTTCATTGAACTCATTCTTCAACGAGTTCATCTCTCCGAAAGAACTTGCGGACGAACTTGTACAGATTTTGTTTAACTATGCTTCATGTGTCAATGAAGAAACACTTGAATGCTTCAAGAATGATGTAGACACAATTAATCTAATACACAGCGAATTAATAAAAATAAAATAGTCTACAAACAGGGGATTATTATTTCAGTAATCCCCCTATCTCAAATAGAATAATTGTAAAAAAAATACACGATCATGCAAGGAACAGACAAACTGAATACGATAACCAACATCGTATTTGTCCTCACGGACGTTTTAGAAACCAACCTTCTAGAAATGCAGCAGCAATATAAGAAAGAAGGCTTTGAACTCAGACACGATTCAAAAA